ATGTGCTTAACAAGTGGTACAAAGCTGCTTGCCAATCCAACTGCTGTAAGCCAGATACGTCGGTTAAAACCACCTGCACCACATCCGCTTAAACTAAATTATCAAAGGGTGGCGTAGGCCATTTTGCTAATACGGGCTGTGAATTTGCCAATCTGACTGTCTCACGAAGTTTAGCCACATACTGCTTTATTGCAGCTAACGAGTCACTGTCAGCTTGACGTGCTTCATCTGTACTGTATGCATCAATATCCAAACAAGACTGTATAGAGAATCCATGCTCTGTAGCGACATTCAGCCTTCTCTTGTATGCCTTATTGTTAAGCGATACATTTTTAGCATTCAATAAATCAGAGTTTTGGTAGATCTTAGTGCCGTCATACACCCATGTCCTATCGCATGAACATCCATCAGGTACTTCATCAAGCCCAATCACACTCATGAAGGAAGGGTCAAGTGAGTATGCGTCCACATTTGGTAATCGAGAATCAGCGATTTGATGGATAACACCGCTAACAGTATCGAATGCGATAAAGACCGTACCAACTAACTTTTGGGCTGCTTCAAACCAGTCAAAACCTTGCTCATCAATATAATATTGAGCGAGCGGAAACTCAGGATTCGCCGGAGTGTATGGTTGCAAGTTTATTAATTGAGAAATATCACCTTCAGGTGCAGATTGATAATGTATTGCTGAAACTAAATTAGTTGCACCCACACCACCGGTAGCGTTAATCCATGTCCCATTGATGCAGTATTGTAGATATGCATAAATCGGGTATTCGGTGTCATCATCAAAGTTACCGCCGGTCATCGCACAACCTGCTGGTAACGTTCCACCTTGCCCACCCCACGTTGTCGTTTTGTTCGCGCCAAAGCGAGTGCCTGTAACATAACGAGAATCAAACGTGCTGTAATCTGTTAGCGTAATTACACCATCAGAACCTAACGTAATAGCCGCATTACCGATGTAATTATGAAATGCAATATTTTGATTGCCGTCACTCCCGCCGCCGATGAACCAATAGTTATCGCCTGCTGATGTTTTGGCTGCCAAATACAGCGATTTTCCAGCGTTTTTGTTTTGTAATGTTAATGCTGACGCATCAGATGTTATTGTTAACGGACCGCCATATGTACCGCCATTGGCTTTAGATACAAAGTCGTTATCCGTGGCGCTAGGCTTATTCATATCGCTATAAATAGTGAATAATGTGGTCTTGTTTCTAACTGCTAATTTCGTTCCGTCCGCTCCAGTCTCTGGCGCTAACCATTCAGCTAGATTTCCATCATCACTGAGGCCGCCGATGCCAATTATATACGTAGAGCCATCAGAGGATTTATATTCTCGAATTGCGTTAAACGGCAACCCCGGCAAATGATGCAAATCAGAATTGGACGTTGTAGCAACGGCTATAGAATCACCACCTAGCCCAAACGCCCCAACGGTGAGCACAGCGCCGCTCGTATTATCCGTAGGTGATGTCTGTACGTTTTTATGTATAACATCCCCCAGTGGAGACGCATTTCCTGCCTCATCAAAAATTGCAGGTTTCCCACCAGCAGTAACACCAATCCCTGTACCACCCATAGAAATTTGGACGCCTGTCGTAACATCACCCAATAGCTGGGCACTGCCATCCTCATTTAAATTTGTTACACCTGCGCCCATGATAACTAGCCCATCGTAAGTTCCACCGGACTTGCCTACGCCACCAATATTTTCAGCCGTATCTTGATGTGGGTTGTCCATATCAGCAATATGTTCGGCGTTCGCATCAGAGTCCTCCCCAACCATAGAGTCAATTTCAGCTATTGTGTATGTACCTACATCATGTGGCTGGAGTTGATGTGGATTTGTTCCACCTAAAGAGTTCACATGGTTATTCAATCTTGTATTAAGATTATCAAACTCTGTTCTTGTGATTTGGACGCTACTCTTTTCCCATTGTGATGGATTAGCATCTGGACTTAAAGTCGTATCTGGAGAAGTAGTTGTTGATACATAAACAGTACTATCAGTTGAGTTCCAAGCTAAAGCTCCTTTAGCATAATTAATATCACTCCCCCACTCAAAGAAACCACGCTCTCCTAATGCAAGCAATGTTGTATCAACTCTATTTTGTAGATAGTTTAGAACTTGGTATGTTGGAATTTCAGCTTGCCAACCTGTCTCATACTTTTCATCTCCTGGGTCACGAATGGTTTTAGGGTCTTGTGATGCCCAGATTCTATTTATTGTAGGTCTTTCAGACAAAGTAAATCCTATTTTATTATATTAATCATGCCGCTGCCGATGGAGATTCCACCTGCAAAATTTACTACACCTGTAAAAGTACCGCCTGACTTTGGCAAAATACTTACTTGTTCACAGGTTACGTTGTGTGGGTTATTATGGTTGGCTATATGATTAGCCATAGTGCCTTCTACATCAGAAGAAAACATATTATCTATTTCTTCTTGAGTGTATCCACCAATTGTTGTTATGTCGTCTTGATGTGGGTTGCTTGAACCTAGAGAGGTTTCATGCTTATTATCGTTATCAACCAACACTTGCAATGAATTGGTATACCCATCATAGCTAATATCACTAATAGTGTCCCAGTTGCCGGACTCATTAGGTATCTGATTAATACTGTCAGTTGTACTTGTTTGTATGTACAGAACTCCCTCATACCATACAACAGTTCCTAGTGTGTAAAATACATCAGGGAACCAACCAAAGACACCATTCTCCAACGCTTCTTTCAGTTTTAGGTCAGTGATTTGTTGCAGAAAATTTTGCCATTGCTCCGGCAGCTTTTCTGCTTGCCACCCTATTGCCTCATATCTGTTTTCAATATATATAGGGTGTTCAGTATCCAAATCGGGGTCTGTAGCAGCATAGATTGCATCTGCATTAATTGACCATACTAGCGGATAGCTCTTTCTAGATGTTTTAATGCTTAGTACTAAATTTTTCATTACATTTTCACTGGGTAGTCTTTACCAACTGAGCGCATATCAATATTTCCTGAGTCGTCAACTAAAGTGGTATTGACTCCAACTGGTTTTATATCTGGAAGAATGTTAGCCATCAATGCCCTTTCATTTAAGCTGAATGTTCCGTGATATCTAACCTTAATGCTTGCTGGGGTTTCAATAATTTCAATATCAAGTTCCCTCCCCACTAAAAGATCACAATACAATAATAGATCATTGATGCTGCAATTTGTGACAGTCTTAATTATCCTAGCCCTAATTGCACCTTTAAGCTGTGAATCGTTTAAGATTAAATCATTGGAATCTTTATCACCATCACCTTTAAATACACCACCTTCACTTCTATCGTTGTCATCTCCAGCACCTAATGCCTGAGCGTTATCATAATACCCAAAATACCCTATAGGTGCAGCACCATATATAACTCTACTTGCACCAACAAGATATGCCACATCATCAACTTGTACTCCAAATGACTTGGCAAGGTATCTGTATTTCACCACCTCAGCAAATACAACCCTTAATATCATAAACTCTTCAATTAAAAGGCTTATGTACTGCTTTAAATTGGGCGAGTTTTGATATTGAGACAGTAATAACTCTATACCATGTTTTTTTCTTTCAGGCATCAAGTGACATCCGTTATATCAGTAATAACTAGGGATGCTGATGTAACCTTAGCTTTTTGAAATATATCCATTGTAATAGTATCAGTAAGGGTAGGGTTAGCGGATAACCCTATAAATATAGAGTCTATTTCTATATTCGGTGTTGACAATACGATTGGAGTAAATAGGTATGACCAAACAACAGACTCTCCAGACTGTAACAAGGATACATAGTTAGTTATTGCAGTAGTAATCGATGAGATGGCATCATTACTGCTTCCGTTTTGACCACGTTTGAATGTGATACTGATGTATACTGGAACATCTTGTGGTCGAGAGAATCCAATACTGTGCGGATAACCCTTACTGTCTTTAACTGATACAGTAGTAGTACCATAAGCTTGAATACCTGCTGGTTTATTCTCAAATATTGCTTGCGCAATTTCATTTTGATTACCACCACTAACTACTACGTGAAAGGAGTATGCTGGTTGACTACCAATTGGAGTCGCAGAGTCATTATCTCTAATACGTATATACTCCAACCCCATTTCACTTAAGGCATCATAGATGGCTTCTACTGTATTTGTGCCTGTTGTAATAGTAGATTTTTCCCTACGAGATCTTAGTTTAGGGTCTGACTCCCTCTCAACACCCGTAACGCCAGCGTAGCTATTACTAACTCCTGTCCATCCGGTTATCGGTGTAATTATTTTTGTAATGGCTCCTGCGGCTACATAAATTTCCCCACTTGTAGTGCAGGTTGCAGTAACATCATTGGGGATGTACGTATCAACATTCGTTGAAAACTGCTCTCCTGAGTCAGTACCAACAATGCTTCCTGCTGGAACCAATGTTCCCGATGAACCTATTAATTGAACTGCTATTGTGGTAGGTGTGTTGACATAACGTCTTACGTTATTTAGTTCGCATATATTGTCTAAACCAATTCCGAAAGTGGCTCCGGGTCTATATGCATTATAGGCTGATTGAGCTAATCCCCAGCAGACATCAATCTCATCAGAAACAATACCAATGGTCTGTCCATCTGGACTTTCCGGTGATGTATCAAAACTGCTACCATATGCAGCGGTAAATCTTTTATTAATGCTATCAATAATTACTGATAAGGGTTTGCGAATAAATCCATCAACAGTAACTCCGTATTGCGGGGTACTCATAACGATGTAGTTCCAGAAGTAGTGCCAAATGTACTTTCAGCTACGAATGTAACCGTAACCTGCCTATTTACATAATCAGGTAGGACATCCACACTAATAAGATTTTGAACAAAATTTGTATTTATAATGACTCGAGCAACGGCTGATTGAATATCGGATGCCCTAGCGTGCTTACCAAGTAGACCAGTGAACCACGGTAAACCTAATGATTTATCTTGCTTCCACTCCCCAAGCAAAGTCATTATTCGCGACTTAACAAGCTGGGTTACATATTCTACACCACCAACTCGTGATGTTTGCCTTCCAATAATAATATCCCAATTAGAATCTAGCTGAAGATTACTTGCCATTTTTTACTCCAGATAAAAGAAAGTGGCTTAGGCCACTTTATTAAAATATTTGTCATCTCACAAACCATTACAAAGGAATTGGAGGCATTGTGTTGCTGTTTCCTCCATCATCTGTCCAATCGTAAGGATGCTGATGAAGTTCTATCTGAATGTCGTTAATTGTTTCTGTAATTATCATTTTACCTTTAATAGAAACCGTCGCATCTGTACCACCTTCTGTACTGATACCACCATTTAGTGATGACAATTTTGCCACGTCTAATGTCTTCTGACAGGTCATAGTGCCTGTAACAGTCGTATTCCCATCAAGGGTGATCTCTGGAGCTATAATCTTTGCACTTGTATCGCTTGTCGCAACTATATCTCCATCTTTACTAATGACAATCGTTGAACTGCCTGTAACTATTTCGATTTTTCCATCTTCATTAAGTGTCACCCTTTGAGAGCGGTCTGCATTTCTGAATTCGGCAATACTACCTTGGTAGTTTTGAATTGCTGTTGTGACAGGATTTATTCCTAACACTGCTACAGCATTGTCATGAGTGTAGTATTGTCCAAACTGGTGGGCTGGTATGGAGCCTAGCATTCCAGCCGAATCACTTCCATCTTCAACCCAATGCTCAATCCCCCGCTGCTGGAATATTACGATGCATGGAGTTCCATCTGGAACGGGAAATGTCAATGACCAGCCACCACCTCGAATTACTTGTACTGGCACTCCCTTTAATCTGTCTTTTTTATTAGTTGGTAGCTACTATCCAAACCTATGTAAACACTTTCAATGGCAAGTTGCACTTCTGCGGTTTGACTGCTGGCATTAAAATTATATATAAAGCCTGGATATGCTGTATTTAAGTCTTTGTAGTCCGAATTAATTTAAATATCCTCCACTACATACAATTCCATACATCTATAATCCATTGGGTCTTTGCCTACATTTTTAGTGTCAAATGCATACATGTTAGATAGTGGAGTTGTATATTGAGATAGTACATTTACGCCGCTTGTGAGTGATATACCATACACTACTGATGAGCCATTATCCCAAGATAAATCTGCCATATAATGTGTTTCATCCCCACTCATATAAATTGGGGATATCTTTAACGTCTGACCTTTGTAGTTGAATATTGTTGACACAGATGCACTGCAAGGGACAATTTTGATTGGGGAACTCATTTTACGTTGCCACCTTTGAAATTAAACCTAACCCCACCGATTCAGCAATTTTTACAAACTTAGAATAGTCTGTCATTTCTTGCATATCCTGCACTGCTGCCATTGCAGCAGCATCATTGCTAGGGTCAGATACTTGTAGTTCTTCCAAAGTAATTAACGCTGCAAAAATTGATGATGTGTCTTTATCCTGTTCAGTTTGAATATCCGTTACTATACAGTTTGTATACGTGCCAAGTATTGTATTGATGTAAAGTTTAGTTCCATTGCTCATGAAACCTAAAAATTTCTGGTATGCTGAAGCAATTCTGTCTGCTGTTTCAAATGAAGTTTGTACAAGCGCAGCAGCACTTCCAACTAGACTGCCTATAGGTGATGCAAATATTGCTCCAGATATCACTGCCATACCATCCACGGACATAAGCCATGTTTCATCATTAACCATATTAGTGGCAACAACTTTTAGAGTTAGTACCCTGTTATTTTTTATTAAATGGTCACTAACAATGAAGCCGTTTGATACAGGAAATTTTGTCACTGTTGCAGACGCATGATGTTTTTCACTTACTGTTGCATCAAACTTGTATGCATAGAACTGTGTATTTGTTTTTTGTTCGGCAGGGTCCGTTAGACTTGTAATTGGTGCATCGCCAACAGTAAAATCGTCAGCATCTGGTGTTGAGTCTGTGGAGGCTTGCCACATTATTATTGCTGGTTTAGGTCCATAATTGAACTTACCAAGATTGTTAGGCATATTTATAAACACTTTTGTTATTCAAGATCATAAACTTTTGTACACCAATCTCTCCAATTATGTTCGATTGAACCCATCCTGTCATTAACACCATACACGGCTTGTAAGTCTGTCTGAAATTCATTTGTGTGAGTACTGCCATGATGCACCAAACTTTTTATAAGGTACTGACTAGATGTTCCATTGGCTATTTGAGTTCCATCTATTGTTAACTGATAACCCATATTGTAATTTATAACTCCATCTAAAGATGGGTGTATTCCATCACCACCAAGTAGTTTAGTTATATCAATAACCATGCCAGTTTGAATTGACGCATTAAGTAATGTAGATAACTCAAGCGTGCTTGAGCCTGCTACTGGATTACCAATAACATCTTGAGGTTGTAGTATGATTGGTTTATTCGTCTCTGACATTGCCAGTATTATATCACCGTTACCGACAGATTCTGGATAAACACTTATAAAATTAGATTGAAATGAAAATGTTAAATGGAATTCTTGACATAACTGCCTGAACTCATCCATAAAGGTTTTGTGAAAAACCCTGTCATTTTTAAATGTAAAATTAAGCACACTATCAGACACTCCATAGTAGTATGTTCCACTAAACCCAGCACTAATTGCCATACTGCCCATAGCGGCTTTTAAATTCATTCCTGAATTTATTTGACCTAAATTTATGTTAATATTTGTTGCACTAAGCACAGAATCAGGAATGCAATACAGGTGTGTTACATGCTCTGGGGTCCGTTTATAAGACACTACGTTTGTAATAACACCAGTAAATATAATATTGGTAGTGGTTACGCCTGAACTTGTATCATTTGCAGTGTTATAGTTTGCTAATTGCCCAGTGTCGTAACCAGCACGTAAAATTACATTTAAGTCTCCATACTTTCTATTTTGCAGTGTTTTTACTTCATCGTTACTTAGATTGTATAGGGTTATAGTTCCATAGTCACCAGCCCATCCCAGAGCAGAATAGTATTCAAAATCTATTCTATTCCTTGAGAATACAATGCTTATAGCTTCTTCTGTTTTATCAAAAATCTCAACAGATACTTGTCTAAGAAAAGGCATTATTTATTTTCCGGAAAGATCTTTAAATAAGTCATCTACACTTTCTTTGCTTTTGTTCTTATGTTGTGGTGTACTTGGTATTAGTGGCGGCATAGGTGGAACGGCGTTTATATCATCATTTTTGCACCTTACTGCCTTAGGTTTTCCTTTATCAATATCTTTTATAAAGTCCATGTGATAACCATCAATATCCCAAATGTCATATAGTGTAATGTTGTTACCCCCGCCCACAGGTTTTAATGTGATTGTAGAGTATGTAAGATTGACATTTTTTTCTTTCATTGTACCTTGCTTTAAAGTGTCAATTAGAGGCATATACATTTTACTTCCACTTGCAACTCGCCCATCACTTGCTATAGCGACATGATTTTCTCCACATGTAAACGCGGATACATTTATCGCCTGAGACATGAAAGATGTTAAAAGCATAGCTATAAATATGCAGTTTCTCATGCAGAGCACCTACTTAGTAAAAACAATCCAATGATTAGTGCAGACCACAGCACAATCTGCATAATATAGTATTCCCATTTATTTCTAAATTTATACTCAGTACGTGGCCTACCAAAATCCCAGATTATACCTGTTTTTTTTATCGTAAAATTTCATAAGGCTAACTCCCTATATTCTTGTACTTATTGAAAGTATGCCGAACTTTGTGCATGTTTTTGGTATGGTTCTTTAATGGGTATTTATACATGCTTAAGATCTTCCCATATTTATGGTTATATTCAGCTTCTCGCACACTTAGCATTCTACTATATACCACTGCTGAAATGGATGCTCCTATGAGCAAAGCTAACAACATGGCAATAAATGAAATCAACCAAAATCTCATTGGTATTAGTTCAATCACTGCTGGCTTCACTTTATTTTCTTCTTTCATAGGAATATCCACTGTTATATTTCCTTCTATATTGCATGCTTCTTTATTTATCTTAATTCTTACTCCATCTTGAATTATATTACTCTTATCATATATTGATTTTTGTGCGAAATCCTTAGTGTGCTCTTCATATGAACAACCTGATATTTTTTGTGAACTTATTTTTTCAGGTCCCTTGTCAAGCACACTGTTTTCAGTATTTATTTTACTCCCTGTGTAGAATTCATTTAAATTGCATGCATTAGCATGATGTACTTCTTCAAAATAGTCTACCTCGTCAGCAACATTTAACTCCCTACCACAACCAAAAACTTGTCCCGTATTAACTTCCATCAGTATCCCACTGCTTACATATTTATAAGTTCTTATGCGCAAATTCTTATGGCATTCTGTCATGCTGTACGAACAAGCAGTGTATGCAGCCCCAACCTTTCCCCTTCTTACTAAGTTCAATGAACTGTTTAATGTTCCACCTGTATATCCAGCAGCAGATACAGTCCGTTCATTCCCATCTATATACTTCCTTCGCCTATTTGCAGAAGCTTCTACCCTTTCCCGCATCCTAACCTTTTCTAAAGCGGCAGCTCTCTTTGCATTATACCGCCGTTCTAATTCGTCCCTAGTGGCTTTTTCTATGTTGGTTGGGGTTTCCTTTACCACTATACTTCGCTCATCACCCTCTTCAATTCTACTGCTATATTTGTCACGTCCGCTGTAATAGATGTCATCATAGTAACGGTTCCAAGCATCGTCCCTATTATTAAATTCACTGTCTATACTGTAGCAGCCCAAAACCTCGTCGTCTTCAGTATCTGGCCCGCAAAACTCATAATAATACTGTTCTGATTCATACTCATCCCACATACAATATCCCCTGCTTAATATGGGGGATATTGTACACAATCTTATGATACAGACTGGCTTTGATTACTTCTGTTTACCAATGTGACCTTTTCTTTTACAACTTTGCCATTTTGTTTTACTGACGTATGAGCTTTGTCACCCTTGATTTCTACATCAACTTCAACCTTCAACGGGTTATTAGCTCCATAAGGCATCCCCATTGAGGTGGCAAAACTTGAAGCATTTCCACCTGTCGTATAGGAGTTTAAGTTATTCAACCTCCGCTCATTATCTTCGAGGACATGGTAGTTTTTGATGTAGTTCTGAGTCTCTTTAGGTGCGTAACTTAGCCAGTCTGTTATATGATCTTTTGCTGCTTGGTCTACTGCTTGTTTTACATGCCCCGGTCCCCAATTATACGAAGCCAATGCCTTGTCTATATCATCGGGGTATAATTTATGCATTGCAGCTAGATAATCTCGGCCAACGCGTGCCAATTCTTCAGGTGATTTGTTTTTGGCAGGGGTAACACCGTAGCCGGGATCTGTTAAGGTTTTATGCATAACCTGCATACTTCCCGCAGCTCCTGACCTACCGTTAGTAATTATTCCACCGTGCTCATCATAACTTCTGCCACCTGATTCCAGATACTTAACTATGTTGGCATTTATAGCCGTGGAAGCATTGTCAACAAAATCTTTAGCTGAGTTGGCATCTTGTAAATGGTCTTCGCCAAAGCCAAGTAGCATGTAATTTGGGTCATACGTACCATGAGTTACTTGCCTGTCAGAATCTAATGAGCTTAGGAAATTTGAAGGGTCTTTGTTGGAGGCCTCCTTTGCCCTTAGCAAAACATCTCTAGTTAGGGAGTCTGAATTCGTGTAAGCCCTTGCAGCAGGCAACCCAGCTAGAGCCATAAGACCAGCATATTTCTCAGGACTATCCCCACGGTGTTTAGCTCTACGTGCAACCAATGCAATTAGTGCCTCGGGGTTTCCATGATATGCGCGTATGTCAGCTAGAGAAATTAATCCCCTGCTGCCCACTATTATCCTAGAAGCTGCTGATGGGTCGCCAGCTTCCAGCAAAGCATTCGCCATACCAACGCTTTCAGTAGTTTGTGCAGCTTGACCACTGTTAAGCCCCATTTCCTCAAGGCCGTGCCTAGATGCAGTAAATTGGAATGGGTTTGAGAAGCCTGAATCAGCTGCACTTCCAGCTTCTTCATTAAGTGAGTCTACAACTTCATTCCCTACAAGACCTACACCAATCGCAGCATTGATTGTTCCACCAATTGGACCCATCTGTGAAAGTGCATCACGCATTCCACTTCCTAATCCTGCTAAACTCCCTGATGAAATACCACGGTATAGGTCACCAAGCGCTCCGTTAGGATTTCCCCACCAACTACCTCCATCGTTACCACCGCCTCCCCCTCGACCTCCTGAGCCACCTCCCGACCGCCCAAATGATGGCCTACGGATGCCCCTCAGACCGCTCCTGTAAGGGCCAAATTCAGCATCTTCATCATCATATGGCGCAAAGTCAGCGTCACCACCATAGCCTATCCGTCTCTGTTCTCGAGCATCGTCGGCTTCAAGAGTACCCTGTTTTACAGCTTCGGTTAGTAGTGCCAACTGAGTTCCAGCCTGTCCACCATCCATTTGATTTATCGCTGATTGGTACTGTGCCTGAGCTGCATCAATTTTACCTTTATTGTTGGTATACCAATTGGGGTCTTTATGTATACGGTCAATTTGATATTCAGGTTCATAGTCCTTGTACTGCCTAATTTGCATCAAGTCAGCCCAATCACGGCCAGTTACATGCATTTGCATTTGGACTTGGTCTACATACTCTTGGCGATCTTTGGGGTTAAATATTCTCCTAGGGGCTTTTATCTCTAATAGGCCGTTATCCCCAACTAAACCATCAGGAGAAACACCCAGTCCCGGATAATTGCGGTTGGTGATAAACCCTGTCTCTTCAACTGATACCCCTTCCCGTTGTTCATAGATCTTACGGGCTACATCCTCTAACCTGTGCCCACGGTCAGTATCACTACTACCTCGGGATTCAAACAGCCCACCCCCAACTTTCTGTAGGATTGCTTCTTCAAGCGACTGGTGAGAATTACTTCCCAACGCACTCCCTATCATCGATGCGGTTAGGTTATCCCTCCGCAGTGAATGCCAGTCATCGCTGCCTTGGGCAACATCGTGGAATACAAGGTCTGAATCTCTCTGCCAACGTTTTAAATCATTTCCGTTGTAATTGATTGTTGTAGGTGAAGGGAGTGGAGTTGGTTGTGAGATCTGCGGTGATAATGGAAATGATGGTAAAGCTCCAACATATCCAGATTGCTGGCTAATTGGATTATCCCTTGCAGAATCTTCCAAACTGGCGATAGCTACCTGCATAGCAGATATCCCCTCATGCGTCCCTGTAATGTAATCAGGTTCGTCCATGACTCCACGCCTAGCTAGCTCATCCCTAATTTCACCAGCTTCATATGGTTGGTATTTATTAGGCGACAGCCCTGTTGAGATGCCATCGTTTCTTGCTGCACCACTAATTCCATAAACAGTCGCTATAGACTTAGTTAGTTCACGTACCCCAGCACGCTCTTCCATTGCCACCAACCAAGCTGGATTCTCTTGCTTGTTTGGCAAATATCTTGAAGGTACAGCTTGCCCGATCATTGATGCCAGTGGGTCGTACTTCTGTTTATCTGGGTTACGCTGCCAAGGTTTAAGGCTACTATCTAATTCCCAATCTGGATTGAATGCTCCACCCATTGCGTTTAATGCTGGCATTGGATGCCTTACATTTCCAACAATAGAAGAGTCACCAAACATAGGTAAGGCATCATAGTATGATGTAAATGAATCCTTACCCGCTGCCTTCTGCTGTGCAATCTGAATCTCAATTTCTTTCAATTGCGTAGGAAGTACATGGGATAGATTAGCAGTCACTTTGTCTAAATCGTGCTGGTATGCTTTATCAGTCTTGTATGCTGACTTATTTAGGTACTTGGATGCAACTTGGGACAACCCCATAGCAACATCCATACCATCTCCAATCATAAATTCGTTGTAGAGGTCTGCATTGTCATGACCAGCAAGTTTCCCCATCACATCGGTATTTGCAGAGTCCGGTGAAGCAAACTGACTAAACATATTAGCTAGCATGTTTATCTCACTGGATGATGGTGTGTATCCATAACTGCTACTTGAAACTTGCCCAGCTAGGCTATGCATATCAAGACCAGCTGTTTTTGCACTGCCAAAAATCTTAGATACTACAGGGTCTAACCCTTGATTGTTCATTGCCCAATCTAAGGCATCACTAAGACCTGCGGCTTCAATCTTACCTGCTGCAAAGGTTTCTCCAGTCATGTCATATGGAGAAACACCTGTATAGTAAGAACTTTCCTCGCCATCTTTGAAATAGATATTTTCCTGCTCCACCATTGAACTTCTAGTTTCCCTAAAAGCATCCATATGGCGAACAATTGAATTTGCTATTTCTGATTGGGGGGCATTACCTGAAAAACTTAGTCCCAATGCTTCCGCATATCCGAATAAGTCTTGTCTACTTTTACTAATTAACTCATCATACAGAGACACTATTATTCTACCTCTTTTGGTTTAAGTTTGTTTCTTAAATCCATAATGTCGTGAAAGGTTGCAAGATCATTTATGGAGTATGTTCCATCCTGCAATTCCTTCAATGAACAAAGGTCACGACCTACATCCTCAATAAATGGACGATGCAAGAAATAGTTAATATCAGGAAACTCCGTTGATAGACTGCTTTGAGGCTGGGCTTCTACTTCTGCTCCGAAGTCGCCGCCTCCTCCGATAATTTCGAAGCGGTCATTGCGAGCCCTTGAGAGAAAAAATCTTTAAAGTTAACTTCACATACAAATGCAAACACCTTAAATACTAGAAATAACTCACCATCATACTTAGAGTCGAAAAGAGCAGATGTCACCTCAACCCCTTCACGTCTAGCGTGTAGTACAACACGCTTAATTAAGTCTGATAAAATTGCGTGTTCTGTTGAACACATAAGCTTTATAATATTATTAAAGTCAAACTTACCTTCAATGAATGGGAACACTTGCGTTCCCATAACATTGCAAAGTTCAACTTGTAAATCTAAAGCTCTTGTTGCAGGCAACTGCCTAACAGCAAAAACAATTTCCTGACCTTTTGAATCAGTAATTGTCCTATTTAGTAATTCACAAGCCATCAAATAACCTTAATTGCCAATAGTGGGATATGAACCACACTCAGTGTTTAATACTTCAACAAAGATGCTCCACATATTCTGAGTAATACCTACACCACGACCTACAGTTGGCTGCTTAGGAATAAACCCATTAGTCCCCTCAACCAATACATCCCCCATCTTATCGACAAGTTGAATCTGCATTGGCGTCCATAATGATTTATTTCCCGATAAACCCGTTGCTTGAGTTAACTGCGCTTTGGCATACAAAATGCCATTCCAGTCTGAGGTTTGTAGAAGTGGAAAATGGATAAAGCCTGATTGGTCAGCAGATGTTGCAACTGCCAGTTTTCCATATGCATCCATCACTGGAATATGCTGTGCAGCATTACGACCAGCTGCAATAATATTTGCACCAACAGGAAAACCATCGACCATAGAACCGTCAATAATCAGGTCTACGTCATAGAAAGAATACTGCTTCATTTAATATAAACCCTATTACTGAACGAATGTTCCATCAATGGTTGCGCCTTGAAGTGCACCAGCACCGATTGCCTTGAAAGAACTACCAGACCAAATACGCGTAGTTTTCTCATCAGGGAGCTGAGAAATAGGCACTGACGTAACTTTGTAACCTTTCTGGTAAAATGTTCCTTCGGTATCGTAACCCGGAGCAATCAGACCATTAGTTACACCTTGGCGAAGTGCATTTGAAATTGCAGCATTAACTAAAGATACACCTGAATCTGTAAATGGAATTTTTGTTGTAGATTGATAGAATAGATTAAACACATTTGTTTGAATCTGGTTCTCTAGCCAGTCGGTTCCCTGCACTGTGTCAAACCAAGTTCCATCAGCCATCTTTCCATCCATATAAATGGAGGTACTGCCAGCCTTAATAAATGCATTCCCATTTATAGCTCGCAAAGCAGAAAGCTGATTTGGTGAAATATCGGCAGTTGTGATTGAAGGTAACTTCTTAAATGCCAGAACAAGTGTTGTATCTGTACCATTAAAATTAACAGTAGATGCACGTCCAAGTATAGAGCATTCGGGGTACTCATCTTCAGAAGCAGAATATGTAATTAGTACGCGGCTGTAATTTTTATTATAAATATTGGCAGCTTGGCATTGTGCTCCCATAACTAGCATATTTGCATCATTAGAGGTGTACCCAAACACTTTTGTATTAGATTGGCACCAATCACATGCATCAATCATTGTTGATTTATCACGATACGCTTTATCTAATGCAACAAAGTAAAAGTAATTTCCTGAATTTAAAGCACTTGTCAATGCAGCTGCCATGTTGTAACCATCGGTTCCTTCATGGATGTATGCACCAGTGTCTTTAGTCAGTGACAGGGCATTAGCAACATCCCCCGATGCAAAGTCAACACTTCCCGCCGTTCCAGATATATAATCACTGTATGAAAATACTCCATCAGCAGATAATGAGAAGTTTGCTGTAAAGGCTTTTGATTGCAAGATGTCTAAAACATCAGATAAGTCTGTTGCCTGCGAGAAATCTAAATCAACAAGAGTGGCAACGCCAGAGCTAACATTAAGAATCAGAGTCCCATCAGTAATAGCTTTCAGTGTATCAATATCTGAAATTGCACCACCTACACAAGTTGCAGGTTTTTTATTGTCATCTGTTATATCCGAAGTTCCACAAACAACGAAAGTCTTAGGCTTAGGTGTTTGGCCATAATATGCCGATGCTGCGGCATAAATTTCACCATCAGGGAAATCATCTTCCACACCAGACATACTGGTATATACGCGCGTATTAACTTCACCAGTCACAGGAACAAATTGGGGTGATGCAAAAAGTAATGGTCCAAAACCATCAGTACCAACAGCACTAGGTGCAACAGAGATTGCCACACTAATAATGTCGGAAATTGGAATTGACATTATATTCCTTTAATTATTATGTTTTTATTATCAGCGACAAAGTCACCGTTTATTTTCGCTCCCGACATTTCATCAATAATACATTCTGAATATCTTAATACGTTAAATTCGCAAGTTATTCCTGTGCGAACTTCCCAATTAGTTTCTAGATTTATATTTCTTAAGTTTGTCGGGTACTTACTAAGAGCTGCAAAACCATGTTTCCGCATTACTTGCTTTACATCTGGCCGGTAGAATGAATTATCAAACATAACCAATTCATTTCCCTCTCGAACAAATAGAATATCAAAGGTAAGTATCCGTATTCCTTCGGTAACAAATACAAGCCCACCCTCTGGATTATCTTTATATTTTTGAGAATCAAACCCTGGATTTCGAGATTGCCTGCAACGTACAGCTGCGTAATCACCGGAAGGTCTTGGGGCGTTTACATACATTGGATATGTAAATTTAGGAATACGGACTGCGGTATTAACTATTTCTTGGATTGCATAAAGTTCACTATCTAGGATATCTGTATCTATTTATCCAGCTCCTTGGCAGCAATTACTCTATGAAAACCGGCCCTTCCATATTCGTCAATGCGAACAACTTTATATTTAATGCCATAAATATTGATTATGGATTTCATTGGCATTTCAGTCCTAGAGTGAATCTGCATGTATGCTGGTTTACGTTCACCAACATCAGTTGCACTTAATTGCTCACCACTTGTGCCTGAGTCCCTATCCCCAAAGGGTATTGGTGTGCATGAGAACGGCACTGCAACACTCAAACTTTCATCTATATACCTATTACGTTCATCGTAATGTCCTTCTTGGTATACGGATATTGTTGTTTGGGTTGTGGTGTGTCGATTAAATGCTTGTCTTTGATTAATCACCTATGCAATCCTCGGACCTGCAAACACCATTGCTCTATACTGCGTATATCGCTGCCCATAACTCGTAGACTGGTATTCTGTACTTGTGCCACTTGTTACGCTATTTACTGCATATTCAACCTGAACATCATCCACATCAGTTCTGGATAATGGAGCTAAAGGGTTTGTATCCCCCTCCATTGTTATCGAACCGACTGTTGTAAGATGGGCAATTAAATATGCCTGAGCCATGTCATATAAGTTTAACCATCTTGATTCATTCTTCCCCATAATAACTTGAGAGTCTCTAAAAAAGATATTAAACCTAGCTTCAGGCACTATTAACATTTCAGGGAAGCGAGCAGTGAAATCTTGAAAAGTTACCACTGCAATATTCCTATTTGTTAGGCTGCACCATTCAGTCGCGTGTAAATATCGCACACTTGGGCTGGTGTCATACTATCGTCCACTGGAATTCCTAATGATTTGATAAAACGAATTTGCATATCCATTTTGTCATTCTCAGATGCACTATCATCAATAACAAGAATTTCGCCAGCCTTTACAGCTAATGCAAACAAACTAACAGTTCTGAAACTGCCATTTTGTACGCGTTCTGTAATCTTTAGTTTATCCTTGCCAAGTAATAGCTCAGTACCTTCAATATCTGAAACTACATCAGTAAAACCTTGAACAGACGTCTGAGCTTTAACTAAGGCTTGATACAAATCGTCCTCAATAACAACCGTAGCGCCAGCTGGGATATGAATAAATTTAATGTCAGGTTTTTCAGGCAGTCTGATTGTGTTGCCCAACTGATTTACTGACTCAATGTACTTACCTGCATTAGTGCGAACATTGTATTGGAGATTTGATTTGGTATTGTTCTTGATAATCAATTTATTACCTGTTCTCAAGAATAGGCCATGTATTATGGCCTACATTTAATTTGTTAGATGCCGGAGTTGATTGACACTGCTGCTGGGTACATAATTTGCAAACCAGCAAATCGGCCGCGACCAGGAACTTCATACACCAAGCCATGCAACTGTACTGGCAACCATTCCAAAGGAAGCGGCTCACGGATACGTGTAGTGTTGTTACCTTGGGCCTGACGACATACAACAATTAAGCAGTCAGAACCACCAGTGCCTTGGCCTACAATAGCATTCAAGTTCCTGACTTTGCTTTTATCCTTGATGAATGGACTGTTCTTGACAAAATACTGCAAGATAGTCATGTCACTGTTGTCACTACGTGGTGTAGCAGCGATGTAACTCCATAAGCCAACTGGTAGCCATACTTCGTCAGGCTTCATGATCTTCAGTGTCGATTCATACATGTTTGAACATGCAGTATTCAAGTCGGCAAGAATCTCAGCTGGGGTTTTATCCATCCACGTAGTCTTACCACTTTCACCAGCAGCAACCGTTGCCTTGGTCACTTCAGTGTTCTGGAAGAAACCTTTGATGCCAGTGGAGCCATCACCATACCAAACAGTAGAGTTCACATACTGCTCATAGCCGCGAGTTGCAGCCATAATTTTACGTGCCTCCAGAGGCAATCCAGTTACAGATGCAGCAGCCATTTCATCAATATCAAAATCATATGATGTGCCTACAGACTTCACCGTCAATGTGTACTCTTTACCTGAAACACTGGATTTTGGTAAGTCAGTGGCTCTAGCGTTAATTACCTGTGCCTTACCAACATGGTCATAACTACGGTAAGTCAGCGCAGTTACACCAGCCCCACCGGTTGCATCAACCCCGAAGCAATCTCGTGCTTCAAGATCTGGGTACAACACGTCATAACTTTGTTGTTCAATGAACTCTAATTGACGCTGCATAAATACGGCGTCATCATCTGACATTGTTACTGATGCTGAATTTTGGATTGCTAACATTGCGTCATTTAATTCAAAATCACTACCGTCAGCTAATTTTACAATACGAGGCATTACTTATATTTATCCGTTATTATTATCAAGATGCGTCTTGAAAAATTGGCAGCACAAATCCTCAGGAATTAACCTGATATTAATTAGTACTGCCTTATTATTATTTAGGTTTTACAGCCAGTACCTGTGGGGTTGCAATTGGAGTCTTTGATCGTACAACTCCGGCAGAAACAGTGATATCAATTGGAGTACAAGTAACTGTATTTCCTGAGCTATCAGTGATATTACAAGTTACAGTACAAACTCCAGCAACCGCTGGAATTCCACCAATATTTGTTGTAATGCCGTCAACCTCAGTCATAGTAAACCCATCACTATTTCCAGTTAACAGGACATCAATCTTATAGCCGTTTCCGGCAACCCACGCAGGGTCACATGTAACGGTCAACACGCCAGCATAGGCTGTGCCAACTGTTGCAGTTGTATTATCAAGCGCCATTGACGCTGAAGTAATTACTGGCTTTACGACTTTGGGGCGATTTGCTTTTCCACCCAAACTACTGCTACATCTCCAGCAGGTGCATCTAAGTAATAGATTGCATTAACTGCCAAGACATTGCTCGTACCAGCGGTTGTGTGAAATGAACCATCGGTAGGGTCGATATATACATCACCGTCTTTAGTAACAGCAGTGTCAACCATTACTTGAATGTAACCTTCCTCCATTACCGCAATAGCATCTCCACTTCGGAAGAACACACTGCCATCAGATGGTCGGGTAGCTGCTTCATTGTTAAGCGTACGAATAGCAACACCAGTCAGGATACCATTGGTATTAATACCAGCTTTGCAGCGACGTGAAGACGTTTCGTTAACAGCCACACCGTAGCTAACAGAATTATCATCGGCAATATATGTATTACGCTGGGAGTTGGTGTGAGTGATACCATATAAGTCACCAGCGTAACCAGACTTTGTGTTAATGCTAAAATTTTGTACAGGCATTTATATTTATTTACCTAGTTATTATTATATTATTTGTTATATCTTTCAGCGCGTCGAGCTTTAGCCTCAGCTGCTGGGTTAGTGTGTGCTTTAGGTTTTGCAGGTTCTTCATTTGACAGCATAGAGCTAGCAAGAGCATCACCTAAAGTAACTTCCATTGAATCAGCCAACGCAATATCAAAACGAACTTCAATATAGTTGTCCGTTTTGTTTGATAGATCTTCATCTGTCATTGAAGCTAACACTTCGCGCTTAATGTCAATTTCAGACTTACCTTTAACATCAATTTTAGTAAAGTCATCACCCAAGCGAGCAACTTGTGCAAGCAATGCAACACGACCAGAAGCTTTTTCCTCAACAAGATTTATGATATCTGTGTCAGTTGAGATCTTTGCAAGTGCATCATGCAAACGGGCTTCAGTACTTGATAACTTACTTTCCAAGTTCGTGGCTTTAGCCCCAGCTTTAGCTGCAACATCCTTAACTTCATCAATTTCAGCTAGTGCATCTGATAACTTCTTGTTTAGAGATGCTATCTTAATCACATCAGCATCATGCTGTGCTTGCAGTCTCTCAAATTCTGATACCAGCACGTATTTTGTAGGGTCTACAACTACCGCATCAGCAATTTTTGCCGTTCCAGCTCGGCCTTGCTCACAGATTGCAATATGATTAGCGCGAATGTGCGTCTTCTCAGCATCCCAATCCTTGTTAGCTTGGTCAGTGACTCTTACCAAAATGCAGTCTTGACCTGAGCTAAGTTGGTCAACACCTTCATCAATAATTTTCAAAGCATCCTTGGCGTTTACAACGATATTGCCGCCAAGATTTGAACCATCGCGAATTGGCATTCCTTCTAGGAAACCTTTCTGCAACTCCTTGTTATTATCAAGAGTCACATCAATCTGATTTCCTGCTTTATCACGAGGATGGCCAATAGTTACCGGACAGGAACGGTAAGACTCCATTGACTCTGGAGCAAACAATTCTTCTTCGGTAGTCATGACTCTAACAAGGCTGTCAGGGTCACGGTCTGCAAATAAATCACCACAATCACGAGCTCGATAAAGCATAATGCCAGTTCTGGCAATTGTGCATGGTGCAATCATCTCCCCACTATCACGAAAAGTACGCTGAGATGGGATGGTCATCCTGTCCCCAATTGCCAGCATCTGTTGTGTTTTGACTGGTAATGGTTCAGGTTCACCTTCATCGAAGAAGCGAACTAACTGTGAATGTAGAGGTAAAAGTTCAGTCATGAACTTGTCCTATTTGTTGTTATTGTTATTTTGCTCAGGTGGAGTTACTACACTTCCTAAGTCAGATGTGCCAAATACTTTCTCTTGAGCCAGAACATTGTTTGCTACTTGTGCTGACAAAATACCTTTGCTAACTAATTTATCCATTGCAGCAGCTAAATCAGATGCTCGTTTTGCTCGCTCCCCATCGGACTCAGGAAAAATGGAATTCCATTCATATTCCCAAGGCTCCATTTGATAATGTGCTTGTAATATTTTATCTATTACATGGATTCTAGGGTCGAATATAGACCGTTGTAATCCAACAAGTAAGTCGATGTAGTTTACTAAATCAGACTCACCTGTTGCATTCATTCCATCTGGAGATGCACACAAGAATCTTGTGGCTGGAATACCAACAGCAGCAGAAACAATTTTTAAATATTCCCATCAAACTACTTAACAAGACTCGTTACATCTTGTCGGAATGCATTCTAATCGCAGACCCTCTTGAATTTTCTGCTCTAGTTATGAACATACAACTTTCTTTTGAATAGTAGCCATTAAACTTTAAATCTTTATCTAAAGACATATTATATCCAGACTTCCACTGACTATATCCCTCTAGGTATTTTATATCTTCACAGAAAATCTGAAAATTTTTCCATTTCTCGCAAACCTTAATACCCCTTAACTTATAATTGGCATATTGTGGGTCTGATGAGTAACACCTATAAAACATGCCAGTCCACAGTTTGTACTCTCTGGTAGTTGTACCATCAGGTTTCTTGGAAGAGTGTTTCCCCACTCCAATAAACCCAAGACCAAAAACTGTTGGAACGTTATAGTCTTTAACCATACCTTTAACAATGGATGCAGTTCTAGCCAGTGTTATGAATCCTGTACTTATAAATCTAACCACATATTGGTCACATTTTGGATTCTCTGTTCTACCTAAAATTTCAAAAGGCCCAAAGTAATTAGTTGCGTGTATTGAACCAACTGGATATTTCTTACTTTTATAGTTAGTTATAATGTTCATAAATTCCTCTGCATATTGCTATGCAGTTTAGACTATATCTTATATGCACCTGTTCCTGCATATGCTTACGTTACGAAGCTACTTAGCCCCTTTCAAACTCTTCCATAAAAGAGTTTATTTAGTCGTTACACTTAGACCCATTCCTTAAAACAAGTCTTAGCTCGGTATTGTCCACAAGGGAGTTTCACCGAATTAATAAGCTTTATACTTGACGTGGGAGTTAGTTCATCAAGTCCTTGACACCAGATAATGCGATACTTTTGGTATCGTATGACTCAGTTTCATCAAGAATTAATACACCGTAAACAGATTTTGCCTGTTTCATTAAGCGTAATCGCTTTAATACAGCAGCCTCCCCTTCAGGGTCTGTTAGCAGTCCTTGTAAACCTTGGACTGTAACAACATCAATACATGCCTCTACAGATAACTGTGCAGCTGATGCAGATGTAGTCATGAATTGGTCTATGGTTTTTTCAAGAGGAATTAGTACACTGTCTGAATACCATTGGTTCCTTTGTAACTGATACAAAGGAAGTTCAGTGCCTTCAAAACGTAGTATTCTTGAGTAGTGAATACGCTTCGGGTAACCTACTAGTTGATAATACTCAGGCAATCCATAGTGTGGTGATAATGGGTTTAAGCACATACCACCACATGGGGTCATTCTTAATCGGTCTACCATCTGGAAAGATTTAATACATCCGGGCTTAAGCCTTCGTATATCTAATGGAGTATCAAAACTACCTGTTCCCTTTAAATCAAGGAAAACAAAGGATGTCCCATATAAACGGGCCCACTGATATGCCATCCTGAATATCTCAGGAATTCCCCACTCACGTTCAATTTTTCGAACATTTGGGTTATCGACCTTTCGCCATTCTCGCACCATATCTTGCGGTATAATGGTACATACTTTTTGACTCACCCAATCTTCACGAAATCTGGCTGTCAGGTGCTCCCAATCAGCATTACGATAAGTCTGTACCCAACGATTATAAGAAGACTTGTCTTTTACTGTTCCAAGACCTGATACTACGTTTTCCAATCCATCAGCCGTTTTTGTACTGGCACTTGACCTACGTGTACTTTTATTATGAGATTGTGTATAAGCTTGACTTTTGGTGTTATTACTTGAAGCCATAAATTACTTCCTTCGCAACACAGCCCCATTTGACTTGGCTATGTGAATATTTTCTGCGGTATCTAGTTCTAAATTAGCTTCAGCACCAGAAACCCGAATAGTTGCGATTACTTCAAGTGTTTTGCTATCTACAATAGCAAGACTATTATTTTTACTAGACCGACCATCCAGTCTTGTTTTGATTCCCATTAATTTACCCAATTTAAATAATTAGCACTCATGCCAGCGAACTCAATAATGACCGCATCGGCTATATTGTCACAAACATCGTCGTGACCAGTTCCACTCCCCAATGAAGTCATGGATAAGACTTCTCTTCGAACATGGTCTAAATGAACATGCCCAGCAGGAAATAATATTTGCCCTTGAGCAAAATATGTAAGAGTATTAAGGAAACGGGCAATCTTATCCCCAGATGTTTTATCCCTTTGAACAGGTAAACACCTTATTTTCCCATCTCGTATGAATTGCTGATTAAGGAACTGCCCAGAGGATTTATCTTCCATATATAGTGCGCGAGGTATCTTTCTAGGGCACTTAATATCGAACTTACAACACTTCTGCCAGAATTTTATAATTTCATCTTTCAACTCTGGTGTTTCAAACTTCCCTAGCATTATATCTAATGCTACTAATCGCCTATCTTTCGTCACACCCCAATATATCAGTACTGAGTAATCAGAGTAGCTATTCTTAGTAGATGCTGTATCAGCAGTAACAAATGCTTTGGTGATTTGATTGTAGTCAAATGTTGATGGTTCATACTCTTGCCACCACTCATCACTAACCAAACCTTGACCTTGCGCACTTGGCTCTCCTGCGTACTGACTATTGTATGTATATGGTGTTTTCTCTTTCATCTCTTTTAAAGTTTCAAGGGATTTACGAGATGGCCACAATGCAGATTCTTCAGTACGTCCTAGGTCGTATATAATTGGTATTGCGTGTGTATAATTCTGCCTTTGGATGAGCTTTTTATAGTAGTTTTCGCTTCCAGTCTCTTTATCAACAATTGCAGGAATATTTAGGTAGTGGTACTTATCAGAAGAATTCCCCCTCAGCAGATAGCCTACGAGATCTTCATCATGAACTCTTTGCATTATGATGCACATTGGAGTTCGCGGGCATTTAATTAAATTGCCGTTGTCATCCTGAATAACACCATCATTTGCCAACCTAGACATGAAGGTATTATCATAACGGTCGTTTATTTCATTTCTAATGGTGCCAGAGTATGCATCTTTGGGCTTAATAACGTCATCAACAACAAAGCAACCTGAGTAAACTTTTGCCAGTGAACCGGCACCTTTGCCAGTTAGCTTCCCACCAGTTGGAACTGCATGAAGAGTTCCTTGTTTTGTTGTACCCCAACGCTCTAATGATCTTTTGTCTGGATTTATTCTTACTTTAGTGAAAATCTTTTGGAACATCCCATCCAGCATAATTGTTCTAATATACCCAGAGGATTCTTGAACAACATCGTCTGCATAAGATGTGATAATGTTCTGACTTGATGCATTATGGCAAAAAGAATATAGAGGTAGGAAAATAGAAAGTATTTGTGTTTTTGAATGCCTCGGTGGGATAGTTACAATCAAACGGTCAATCTCACCATCAATAACCTTTTGGCATGTATCAAAAACTACAGAATGGAAATCTTGCTTTTGAAACTTAAACCCCATCTGTATTTGAAAACACCACAGACTGAATTTTTCAAAGCTGGACATCAGTATGTCCCTAACTAATCCCGCAGTCTTTTCATTAATTATACTTACATCAACCTCCAGAGGATTTTCTATAATATCTTTTACTAAATCCTCTTGGTGCTCATCTAAATCTGTAGCAATTGATTGCCCAGCAATTCTATCTGACTTACCTTCCTTAATTAGCTTTTCAATTTCACTTGCATATTGCGTACTGTCCTTAGTATCACCATTCTGAAGACGTTCTGCTTGAGCTTTTCTCAATGATTGCAATACAGCATCATCTTTTAAACCCATGCCTTCTATTTCAGCCTGAAGTCCTTCATCATACTCACTACGAATTTTTTCATTTTCTGATATGTATTTTCGCAATAATGGAAGACTATGAATACAGAATTTTGCCCGTGAAACCTTTAATAAATCACCATAAAATTTCAAGAGGTTATTTACAACTGAATCGTCATAATCCTCTCCCATATCTTCCATTACTGATACCTAACAAAAAAAAAGGCCAACTAAATAGTTGACCTCGCATAAATGCTAAATTGTGTTTAAACGAATGGGTTGTACGCCGCTTCGTTTTCACCTTTTACTGGCACTGCTTTAGCAGTGTTCTTATATTTAGCCCAAATTAACTTATTATCTTCTAACCAAAGATAAAAATACTTGGGGTCGTCGCTGTGAGCTAACCACAATTCATGGCCTTCATGTAACCATTCAGTATGAGCTCTTTTATACTCTTTACTAATATGTACTTCCTCAGCATAGCCAGTGTTACCGCCTTGGTTGTCATCCTGACAACTATGCTTTGTTTCACCATAACTGGTGCGTACATTTTGACTGAAATAAAATTTGTCTTCTACATTCCCAGTTTTAAAGTACTCAGACTCTTCCCAACCAGTACCGGAAAAGTTGTACATATAGCCTGAACCCGGGGGCATAGGCATTTCTGGGTATTCTCTATCAAAAATGAAACTAAACTCATTCTCTATATTCATAAAACCTCACTTACACTATTTGTATCGCACTAGCGGTACACATTAACACTATTCAAGTGTGAGTGGTGAGTTATGAGTAGAAGGCATATTTACACAATAAATTAGTTCTCGATGGACTTCATGCTACAGTTTTCGAAATACATGTTATGCATCACATCGACTGCTCGTGCAATCGAGTCAGTCATCGCGCAGCGTACTAATACCTTGAAAGGTAATAGCATTGGTTTAACAGAATCTTCGAGGTCCTTGACACACTTCTGAATTCTAGCCTTTGTCGCCATAATGTTTTCACTGAATGGGAGCATGTATACAAATACATCCGCACTTGTTTTATTCCTTTCAGCAATCACCCTTGTTAGGTAAGTTCCGCCACCATTTGTTACACATGAACTTGCCATGTAACAAAATCGGACGCCTTTCTTATTGGTTTTTAAAATACTACGCCTCATAACTAAACACCGCAACCACACTCATAAAATTGATAAACACTTCTAGTCTCCAATATATTTCTTTTATATGATTAAAAATGTAATTTGTTGTGACCTAATAACAAATTAGGCCACTATCTCTTAATGGAGTACTGAAACTTTTACGCCAGTTCCTGTAGAACCAAATCCAGCTACACCCCTGAGAGTTTCCGACAATTCTTCACCCTCAACTAATTCGGCATGTACAACTGGAAGAATCATTGCCTGAGCAACACGATCTCCGTTGCAAATATTCATACAGCTCTCATCATCCATCCGTAGTCGAACTTTAACTTCACCACGATAGTCAGAATCAATTACGCCTAAGCAATTCGACAGACGAACGCCATGATTGAACCCATGTCCTGAACGTCCAGTGACTAACATTACATGACCTTCAGGAATTTCAAATGCAAGCCCTGTACCAACGACTACTGTCGTTCCACCGATTAATGTTTCTTGTTTACAGTCGGCAGTTGTGATTGCATGAAGGTCAAATGCAGCTGCCCCCTCAGAAGCATACTTTGGAATAATTGCATCATGATGCAGCTTTTTAACTTTAACTTGCATATTGTTTTAATGTCTCATAAATCATTGTCAATTCATGCAATGCTTGTTGTTCTTTCCCATCTTCCAGAATCAAGTCGCAACTATGCATGTTTGGAACATCAATTGGGTATACGTAGTTACGGCTATCACCCATGAAGGTAAAACCTTCACGATGCAGTCGAACAACTACCGTCTTCTTAAAAGTGCGTGATACTCGTACTGCCTCTTGGATAAAACCACCATCTGAATAGACAACATCAAAAGATGGAGTAGCGGTATTGCCGCGCATAGCTTCAATTGTTTCCGCCTCGACACCGCCAAAGTAATCCTCTCCATGCAGTGGCTTCATTACTTCCTCTGACACATAAATCAAAGCTTCACGTGGTGTGCGGTTGCCCAATACAGGAAGCCTACAAGTATCTTTTTGCTCACGGCATCGAGCAAATATCAACAATTGGTCATAATCAATACCAAAGTGTTCGGATGTAACTTTATACAGCGCATGTTTAAATTCTCGCTTGAGAATGCCCTTGTATCCTGCTTTTGCAAGCAAGTTGGCAAGAGTGTCCTTCCCACATCCTGGTGGCCCATTGAGAATAATGCAGACGTCATTAAACATTAATCTAATGACTCCTCGGTTTTATCCCAACGCATACGTTCATACGATGGGAAGCGCATCTTTCCTGCATCTGTTGTTTCTCGATACTTTACTTGGATGATCTTGCCAATTAAATCGTTGCGCTCAGACCACAATTTGTTCCTTAATGCATCATCAAAGCCTGTACCTACGCTACCTTGAGTAGTTTGAATACTTCCAAGTGTACCTTTCAGCCGTCCAGTACCTTCTTTAAAGCCTGTGATTCGAACATCTGCATATTTGTATGGAACAATCTTCCACCATACGATGCCCCCCTTCTTATCAACCGTGCGTACAATAAGACCTTCATCACCCAAGGCTAGACGCTCATTCATAAGCTTTTCTAGATTTGCATTACTTGGGTCTGTTGCAACTCCAAGGTACAGGCGCTTATCAATGCTTCCATCACGCAGGTCATACACCATGTCTTGTGTAATAACTTGTGGAGCCTGTGTACGTACTAAGGACACGCTAGTATTCCAATCCAAGCTGTATATTTCAGCATCTTGGAAATCTAGCTTGTCTAAGTTGTATAAAGGTTTTGACTCTCGTGATACTACAGTTCCATTAGCCAACCTTAATGCACGAACACCATCAATCTTTCGATAAATTGTGCATTTACCTTTGATTGACTTTGTACTATCTTCCCAGTCGTGGGCATGAGCCTTTATATACTCAGTTCCATCGGATAAAGTTTTAATACTCATTTCATCACCCTATTTAAATAATCCCTAACAGCAGCTTTACGTGTCATTTCATTGTTAGGCTTGGGAATTGTTATTCCTGCGACATTCAATTTCTCTATCTGCTGCTTAGAAGGGAGTTTGGCAAAATTAATTACTTTCTTTTCAATCATTGCAGAACGTTCATCACCGCCATACCTTTCGATATAAGTGATAATGCCGTGACACTCATGACAAAGAATTTCTAAATCAGACCCTTCAACCATCAACATATTTGTGGCAAACTGTCCAAAGTTATCTTTATTTAACGAGCCGACAGTCTTCTTATGGTTCACTTCAATTTCTGAAGCTTTAAATGATTTATTGCATCTTTGACATTCATAGTGCCAAATCATCCGTCCAGTTGAAGATTTTTGACGTACCCGTTTAGACTGTAGTAACCCAAGTTTTACTGGGTGTTTTGACCACACTCTTCTCAAACTGCTTCTCAACCAATTAAGATATTCTCCTTCAGTTTTAATATAGCCGTACACAGCTATTTCCTCTGAAGTAATAAAAATTAGTGTACTGTCACCCACTCACCGTTGTGAGGAATAACAAGTTTCTGTTCTTTTAAGTCGAAGTAGTGCTTCACGGAAGTGTCGTAGTGCCACATCAAGGCTTTGTTGCCATCCACAATATTATTAACCATATACAACAGTCGGCCACTAATAAGAAGTTCTTTCTCCCAATTATTTCCAAACACTCTCGCATATTGCTTAATAACAATATTCAAACCTTCGGCATACGTTTTGCTATCAACAAGAAGTTCAAATGCTTCTATGGCACCAATACCTACACGCTTTTGATACTCTTGCCCGCACTTAGCACCAGACTTGTAGACTTTGGTTTCACTTACACCACAACCCATTACACCATCAGTAGAGTCACCTGTAAGCATTTGCCACAAGAAGAATTTAGGGCCACACCCTTTTACCTCTTTCTTCTTAACTTTCCCGTTATCTTTGATGATGACATGAAGCTCCCCGAATCCAGATACTTCAACTAGCTTCTCACCTTTAGTTTGGGTTTCCCATGCATAAGCTGTTGCACTAATTTGCTTCAAGTCTTTATCATGTGATGCAATGTAAATCTTATCTTCTGGATTTTTAAAACCTAGGTGTTCTAATGTTTTGATTAACCCACGTTTACCCATATTTGGCTCATAGTGGTACTTTGCAAAACAAGAAAGTAAGTCGTCGGCTTCCAAACCATTCATTCTGCATGCATCCCAGCAAGTTTGCATATGTGCTTTAGCATTCTTTAAGTTCTGAGGTCGCCACACACCATCACGATTTGCTTTATATTTTGGATTTATCGCAAAGCGAAAGTTATTATCACCCGACATAAAGGTTATTACCTTATCTGCCTTCAGACGACGGGTCATAAACTCCATCTTGCTATCAATACTCATCTGAATTCTGCTAAAGGAAATGTCTCCATCTTCTTTACCGTATTCTTCTGCTGCTGCATGGCTAAAAGCCACCATGTCCCCATCAACAAGAAGAATGTTTCTTGATTCAGCCATTTCATTTAGCTCCGAATAAAAAAAAAGCCACATCATCAGATATGGCTTTAATGCAGTTAGCTGCTGTTAGAATGGTACTGCTGGCTTCTCTGCTACAGCAGACGCCTGCTGCGCCGCTTGCTGTGCTGCGAGTTCTGCTGCCATAGCCTCATCAACATCAACTGGTTCTGCTACCTCTTCTACGACAATAGGTTTAGCGGAGGCCAAGCCTAACATCGCTGCCAATTTAGATTGACCAAATGCAGGACCAGACTTAATCCGCTCTTGTGGGCAGTACTGATTACCTGAAGGTAGTTTGCTGAAAACTTCGATATCCGGTTCAGCCATATCAAAGAATGTTGTAGGGTTAACCAAAGCAGGTGCAGTTTTCTTATCTTTGCCTTTCATTGCTGCAAATGAAGAAATTTTATTTACTGTTTTTCCAGCATTTTTTCCGCCCTTAGCAATAGTCTGAATCAAGTTCAGCATCAGTGGTTCACCAAGAAGTTCTTTAAGTTCTTTGGCTGGGTGTCCTGTGACTCCTGAATCTGGATTTGCCACTACTTCAAATGCGTCTACTGCTTGCATTAGCTTGTAGATGTGGGAACGATCACCCATGTACCCATCTTCATTGTAGGTAAATTCGAAGTCGAACCAGCGTGGTTTATCCGCAATGATTACCGGAACCATTTCACTATCTTCTTCTGTCACCTTGACTGAGCCATCTTCATTTACTTCGTGCATGAACTCATCTAGTAACTCAAACTTCACAAGAAGTTTGTATACAGGCTCAGGATACTGCTGAGAACCCGGCTGTAGGCCAAGGTCAATAATCTGTACGATACGTGCTGCGTAACCGCCTGCATCTAGTAATGAAGCTACTGAAGCTGCGTTGCCAGAATTTTGTGTTGCTGTTTTAAAAGCCATAATATTCTCCAATCAGGTAACATTTCTGTTCCACGATTTATCTCATTTATAATTAGATTTTTTAATTAGGACTGAATAGTCATATCGGCCGAGAATGTTTTCAACTTCTTCAAGCTCATCCTCAACACTTTCAATATTTCGGATTTTCTCCAAAACATCTTCAAACTCTTCTTTGTCTTCCCAGTTAACTAATGTTCCACTATCAACTAATGCCTGAGTAACAGCATCCTTTACCGATACAGAGTCCAAAACATGTAGGGATATAGTCTCAGTGGGAATATCATTTAGCGAAATAGCGTATTTATTCATTTTTATTTAGTGGATATCAGAATAACAATTTCCATATTGAACGTCACAATCAATCTGACGATTCATTTTTAATAGTCTGTTTGTAATTACCATTGCATCTTTCATAATTCCGTTCCAAATATCTCGACATCCCTTCCTAATAAGCAAAATCATTTCGTCGTGAAATTGACCAGCAAGTTTTGGGTCTTGCTTGTATCGCTCCTGACAAATAGTAATTACAGCATTACACCAAACATCAAATATGTAAGAACCTGTACCTTGACATAAAGTTGAAAAACGGTCTTTTTCATTTTTTAGCCAATACCAGAATTTGTTTACAGGATTCTGTTGCCACATTTGCCCATCAACTGTTTTCACAATTGTGCTGGCAGCAATCTCTTTAATGGACCAATTAAGTTTCCAATATGCTGTATGCAACAACTTGCCCATCTCTAAGTCAACACCAGCTGCGCGAGCCACCGTTGGAGGAAATGCACCGTATTGACAACTATAGTTCGTACCTTTCCCACGATGACGTATGTCTGAGTACTTGTGAATACCTGCTTTATGGTCGGAGACTTGTTGTTCTGTAAGTAACCCACCAATCAAGCAAACTTCTAGATGGGGGTCGTAATCTTCCCTCATCTGCTTCTTCACATACTCAGGGTCATAAGGCCACTGATAGTGATGTTTGCAACGATCTTCTAATGAGCATAAGTCGCTACCCAACTCTTCGAAATCTTCATCTGCAATTAATAAACCACGCAGTTCCTTGCCATACATCACGCGAGGTGATGGCAAGTTTACAAGTTCACGATGCTTCAATCGCAATGTATTCGTCAACCCACCACACCGAGCAGTTAAGTATCCGTCAACATTGTTATTCAAGAAACCATTACATACAGAGGAACGGTGTTTTAAAACACCCAAACCAATAAGATGCTCAATGCCCTTGTCTGGGTGCTTTTTAGCTAATTTGTACAGCGAAGGACAGATATCTGGGTTCCCGTCATCATCCTTTTTGGTAATTTGGGGAATCTGCCTAACTTCATTGGTTTCCTTATTACGGTCAAACTTGAACGTTTCTGGTTCCCAACCTAAACTAAATAACCAATCTTTTATTTGCATAGGTGATGCGGGATTACCTTTATTGTAACCGGTAATCATCATCACCTCTAAGTTTTTATCGTTGAAGTCTAGATTATTGCCGTCACAAATTGCCTTCCACTTCATCCCATCTTTAGTCAGCCCACCTGAAATTTTAAAACATTTCGCTGGTCTACCTTTTATTTTCTTAATTGGAACTTTAGGCATTACTTCTGATAGCGCAACTACTTTTTCTTCAATCTCAGCATCAATCTTTTTCTTTAATGCTTCACATGCCGAAACATCTAATTTCCAGCGTGTGTTTTGTTGAATGCGGAGCTGATTTGCCTTAGACATGAGATAGTCAATAAAACGCATTACTTCCTGATGCGTACCATATATACGCAATAACTGACTATATTGGCGCTTCCACAATTTAAGTTGTATACGGCTATCTTGCATAACACGAAAGTCATATTCTTCTTGGGTCAAGTTTTCCCAATCAGCAATTGGTGGTTTTGGAATACCAAACTCTACACCATACTCTTCTAAGCCGTGTTTCACCCTTTTCGGTTCTAAATACCATGATATAAATAGCGTATCTATGATGGTTAAATCTGAAACATTATAACCTAAAAAGCTTAAAGCCTCTTTATCAAACAATACACCATTATGCATTATCACAGTTGGCTTTGTATCTAAAAATGCTTGAACATCATTTCGATTACTTCCATGCAGACAAGTTTCTTTTTCTGTCTCTACGTCAATTAATCCGAAGTTATGAAGCCTTGGGGCCAACTGCCTTTTCATCATATCTAGAAGGCCTGTTGTTTCAATATCTCCAGCAAATAGGTTGTCCCATGCAGGGTACTTCCTACTCATAGCATTCTCCGTTAGGAGGTGGTCTTTGCCACCTTCGTATAACAATTTAAAATGTGTTGGGCATCCACTGCACTTACGTCATAAATGAAAGCAACGGCAATCACACCGTGGCCCTTCTCACAAAATTTAAATAAGTCGCTCGCCCGAACCTGTTCAATGTCGGGAATGGCTGCTTGTAATTCTTTTAAGAATTGCAATTCCCTACTGTTATTTATCATGCAGACTTCTTATCTTTATATAATTCATCATCCCACTCCCGTTGCATCAACCTTCCAGTTGTGGTGTCATAGTATGTTTTTAATGCCCCTGTCTTGCCGTATTTCCTAGCTTTAAGGACACGAATATATGAACAAGATGAATCTTCTGCCTGCTTATTGCGCTCAAAACCAATCATGAAATCACTGTAACGAGCTAATGCACGACTACCAGTAAATTGTGATTGTAAAACTTTACCGCCAGCTTCGTGCTGACGAGCACCTTTATCCGGCGCATTTAAATGGCTTAGCACTACTGCTTGAAAATTAAATTTATTTTTTAATTTATCTAAATCGGCACATACTGTCCCAATAAAGTCATTACGTTCAGATGCCGTTAACCCCTCACTTAATGTTGTTAGGTTATCCAACACAAATAAATCTAATTCATCTCCTATTGCTCTAATCGCAGACTTCATACCTTCCCAAGTAGTTACAGGGTCAGACTGAAGCTCTCTATCCCACAAATTCAAATAACCGTTCAGACCCTTAGCTATTTCTCGGAACGTATCTCTGTCATATTCAATTCCGGGCATGTGGTAGGGGATGTTCGCAATCTTGCCACAAATATGTTTTAGGGTATCTGCTGGAGTTTCCTCCATGAATGCCCCAAGGGTTACCCATTTATGTTCGTTAATGTCGTGAGCAACAAGTTCGTGGGCTAATGTGGTTTTACCACCACCTTCCGCACCTCCAATAGATATTAGCTCTGGCTGCCTTTGCCCAAAAGAAAGATCTGTTAATCGCTTCCAAGGATAACTGACACCAAACTTAGCAGGCTCAAGAGCCTCATCAATTAGGTTGTCTACACTTAATATGGATGATGGTATTGGCTTGGCCGCTCGAAACATTACTGCTTCTTGAGTTTGCTTTAAATGCCCAAACCTCAAACAGGCGTTGGCATCATTGGCAGGCAGTATTGCTATATAGGCATTCGGAAACAAACGGCAAGCAATCTTAGCTGCCTTTCGCCCAGGCTCATCAGTATCAAAAGCAATTACTACATTACTCCATCGTTGATTAATCTCATCAATTTTGGGGCCTAAACATTTCTGAACTGAGTCACACCCATCAGACAAGCTGATTACCGCAAAGTCTAATTCGGCGTACTTCGTGCCAGCATTCATTTCCTTTAGGATTTGATAGAGCGCAATTGCGTCTTCCTCACCTTCAGTAATGTATATAGTTGAACCACCGGCTAACTTAGCCCGCTCCCAACCATATGGGTCATTGTTTTGCGTATTCCCAATAGACCACATGACTTTTCTGGTCAGCAACTTCACTTTCCAGCGAACAATCTTTCCGTCTTGTGTAAACGGGTGTGCTATGGCATTTGGTGTGACGCCATCAAATTCTGAAAGTAACTGCCGAACACCGTAATGCTGCCAATATTTAGGCATAATGCTACGGTGTTCATCTGGTACGTAACCGCAAGCCCTTACTTCATCAAGCTCTTCTTGAACCTCTTCAGGCATCTTGATTTTAATATCTTTGACGTCGGGTGGGTTATCACCATAAGGGTCTAAGACAAGTTTACTACAGCAGAAGCAGAAGCCTGTAAAATGTTCCCTTCCATCTTCTTCCTTATTTAACCAAACTTGTAAGGACTTCCCTGTTGATGATACACACTTAGGGTCATCATGCTTAATCTTTGCTACGCATTGTTTAATGGTCATATTGCCTCCAGCTTCAACTAAAACCAGCCGAAGATGCAGGGCTTGTTGTACGGACGTTTAACAATGTAAATAAGTAAGAGCACTAGTATAACAAATGCAATCCAAGGTTTTGCTTTCACCAAGAAAGCCAATACCAAGCAAGTAGCTACAATGCAGCTAAGCTTTAAGAAAACATATGCCAACCCAATGCCGACATCTTTTAATAGATTGGACATTTGTTTTGTCATTAATTATCAGCAATGATGCTGCCTGTGTTATTTATGTTTATTAGATACAATTAGATATAAAATAAGTGTGTTAAGGGATAACGCATTGCTAGGGGTAGCGTGGATATGCAGATATGGTCCTGTGATTTGTTGATATGCACCAACATATACGAAACACACTTATTTATACCCAATCATGGGTACAGAGTGTTGAACTATTAACTATACTGATGTACCATGCCAACATAGGCTTAATGGTTCTTATAATTTGTCTACGGGCGTCACCTACTGACTTATTTAAAGTAATCTTTAAGCCTTACCCACAGAAATTGGCAATCTTTCAGGAATATTCTCTTATTTTGAAAGTGTGTGATGTTTTCCATACATCTTTCCAAGCCTCCAATATTTCGGCTCAACTCCTTTAACTTTCATAAACACCTCGAAATTAGGTTGAGTTCCGTTTTATTAATCACATCACGGAACAACAATGCGTCGAATTTGGTTACATGGAATCGAAAGACCACGGAGAGAACTTAAATTTAATTAAGCAGCCACTCGCATTTCAGAATCATTTGCATTTATTTTAAATGAATAAAAAATAGTGCGCATTAACTGAACGAAAACTTCAATATGGACTCTGGTATTTAAACCAGACTGGACTACTCTTTTGGGACACTACTCCCTACTTTTCGCCACGGTTACGGAATATAGATTTCACCAATGCCCTTCCGCAAAGATTTCTTAAAGCGTTTCTATACTGTTTCGCGGTAGTGAATCGCTACTACTGTAAAGGTATCCGCCAATACTTTCTAGTGGGCATGCCCATCTGGTTAATTTCCCTACTCTTATCGGAGTAGTTTTTCATTCATTGTACATCCATATTGAAGCCCACTTTTGAATGGATGCTAAATACTAAGTAGTTTAACGACATTTCGGTCATGTCAATGTTTGCTGACAAAACAGGGTTACCGTTCCCAAGCTCAGTAAAGTTTCTTTGGTCTGGCTGAATTACCGCAACTGATTACGAGTCTGTTCTCGACATTCTGTTTTAGGAAGAAGTCACCTGAAGTCTGAGCTGCTTCATTCAGGATAGCTTGTTTGAGTTGGAGTCTACCTTCCAAACGCATGGGCTTACACCACCATCGCAATGCATTGCTAGAATCGCGTTATTTACAGTCGCACATTCGCTCGACTTTGTTCGCTCAGGTATCACAGTCTGTAAGGCCAAACAGCAGGACTTCTAACTTACAGGTTGCCTGAACTTATTCTTTACGAGAACCACACGGACTCACCATTGTCAGGATTTAAGGTCAGAAGACCACTCATGCCAGAGTCGGGAGGCAGCAATTTTAAGTGTTTTGCCCAGAGCACTAATCATGCTTTGTAGCTTTCATGATTAAGAGCTGGGAGGAGTATACCCTCCGCATTGGAAATACTTCATCGACCTAATATAAACTAGGTTCATTTATGATTACGTATTTAACTCCAATTAATACTACTATTGAGCTGGAGCTGTAGGTACTTGATACTGTTGTTCAGGACCTTTATTTGCATCAACAGTGAATGCACCATTACCGTCAGAGGTTACTGTTGTACCTTTGTCAACGTGTGCATGTGTTACTACTGTTCCATCAGCTGCTTCAACTTTGGTATAACCGCTGTTAGAGCAAGCTGCAATTGAACAAGTCATAGCAATAGCCACAACCATTAGTGCTAATTTTTTCATTAATAATTACCTAAATATGTATTAAACTTCGTTGTATTAACAGTTTAGTAACGAAGACCTGTCAACTCCGAGGCTTGCAGAGTTTAGAAGTGGCTTTGTCCCAAGCAGGCACTGGATTGATAGTCCACACTTCTTTCACTCAGGCTCTCCATTTCCTCCACAGGAATGAAGAATAACTAGACTAAATTGCTTTAGTCTTTGTTAAATTATTTTCTTTGCGAGCTAAATAGTGCATGTACATCAGGTCTCTATGCCTATTGCCAATTATTGCATCTGATTCCCTGATTGGAATTTCATGGTACAAATTCCGTTGCATTTTTCTGATTTTATTTAAGCTACGCTTTAGCCGTCGATGGCCTTTATTGCTTAATGGAAAGTTTGTCTTATCCCAAACCATTACTTAACCTCAATAACACATGAGGAAGATTGACCTAACATTACTTCCACTAATTTATGTGAATCCGCACTTTCAAAATACAGTTCATTATCTTTATGTTGAACCCGTCCAGTACTCACACCCGTATACACCTGTTGATGATAGTTATAACAGGTAACAACATGCTGACTACTTAAAGCGGTTAATTTACTTACTTCTGCATCAGTGAAGAAGAAACGACAAATGCCGAATACAATCAACCCCAACAAAACAACTGCTGAAATAATATTTTTCACAAATTCTCCAAAAAATTTCGTTAATTTAATTTATACATCAGGCATTTGCCGTCGCTCTCGATACATTATTATGGGCAATTAACATGGAATCCCTTCCCGCCTTTTACAATAAATTCGAACAAATATAATTAAATAATGTTCTCAGCATATGAAGCTACTAGAATAACTTCATATACTTTGAGCACTAAACTCAAATAACCTAGAGGAGCTTAAACATAAGGAGGTAATGAACACATGGCAATGAACATTAATGTGACTTAATCACAGTAATGCACACTGTATAGTTGGTTTCCTGTACAGGAATTGAACCTGCATCTAACACTTAGGAGGTGATTGCTCTATCCGTTGAGCTAACAGGAAAATGAGTTGCTACAGTGAGTGGGTAGGAACCACCCCCACGCACTCACTGCATAGTTACCTATCCTAGACAGATAACAAGAACACCACCATTAGAACAGTGGGTCTTCGCCTTCAACTGGTTCTGCTACAACAGCAGTCTGCACAGTTTCGGTAGCGTCCGCACCTTCTGCTACAACCTCTGGCTTTTCTGGTTCCATAACAGTACGTTCGACAACTGGCTTACCAGCGTCAGACCAAGGAATGTAGAATGCCAAGAATTCGTTTACGAAGTTAATACCCGCTGAACGTGCACGGCCGCATTTACCCATAGTGTTTACGAATGCTTCTGCCGCACCGTCGATTTCAGCTTTGTTTGCTTGAAGAAATTCGTATGCATCAGCCTCTGCTTCAGTAGGGAACTGGGAGCCATCAGTACATACATACATTTGAATATTTACAACTTGAGCCATTTAATTTTATTTCCTGTAGATAGAGTTTGGGCAATCTCGCCCATTGTTTTAAAAATAGAGTTATAGAGGTTTCAACAAAGTTGAATAAGCAAATATTAGGAACTTGGTGAGTAAAACTCTGGTTCGGTTATTGCTAAAAAGTTATTAGCTGCAATTTTAGCCACAAGATTTTTATCTTCATTGCTATAGTCCAGCTTAATTGTTTTAAGACCTTCAATTTGCACTGCACAAAATCTACCGACACCGTTAATAAATAATCGGTCTTTTCGATCACGCAGTATCATGCCAGATTCTTGCCCAACAACTCTTACGGCCTTGTTAAGCTTCTGGTTCGAGATTGGCTCCATGTTTATTTTAGCTTGAGCCATTACAACAATAGAGTGAAGATCTTTAATTTCAGTATTCCAACCTTTTCCAACTAATGCTTTCAACACACACGCAACTAGCAATTCGTCACGAGTGTAAGATTCAGTTCGGTTGTAGTTAAAATACTCTTTCGGTGCCACACCTTTGGTGTTAACACCTTGAACATACATACGTTCAAGTTCTTGTGCCGCCGTCCTTACTAGGTCGATGGTTACATAACGCATAAGATTAAGATTAGCTCGCGTTGATTTGATAATTCGAGCCACTGCACCGGGGCGCTCTTTAATCCATTCACCTTTTTTTGTGCTGTCATTGAAAGACTCCCAATGGACAACAACATCCTCTTTTGCTAAGAATGCTGCATCCATATCTCGGAACCATGCTTTGACAATTTCTAAGGCAACTTGCCTATCATCGCGCATAACTACCTGTCAGCTGTTAAATAAAGTCTTCGAGCCGCTGATTCAGGATTGTACCTGCTTCTTTCAACGCTTTTTCTTCATGCTCGTCGATGGAACCATCACCAGCTAAAGCAATAGAGATCATATTCACAAACACTTCGGCTGCGTCACTTTCATTATGCGCAGTATCTTGAAGCTCTTTTCTAGCTTCAAAACGCAAAACTGGCATCCCAACTAGTTCAAACTTCTCGCGATACCGGTTAAGGTTAGAAGTGATTTCAGCTCCAAAGTGAGCAAGCTTGTCGTTAGTTTTAATAATGGCTTCCAGACGAGCGATTTCTTTGCTATCAATTTCGCCATCAGCAGCAGCTACCCAAATCGCACCAGCTACAATAGCTTGCATTAATTCACGGTTTTCTAGCTTTTTAACAACAGCCTTAATTTCCGCTTTCTTTTTTCCAAAAATTCCAAACATTATTTTTCTTCTCCAACTAATGTTGATGGGAAAGCCAAACTTGCAACAATGCCTGCTGCCAGAATAGCTAACACAATAAATAAAGATGTTGATGCCGATAATTCATAAGACTTGTGCATAATTGAATTATATGCTGACAAAGCCAACTTACCTGCGACAAAAATCAAAAGCACCACTACAGCTTTCTCTAGATGTACAAGAGAAGATTTCGCAGCCTCAAGAATAAAATACATAGAGCGCAATCCAAGAATCGCGAACATCATTGCTGAATATACAACTAATGAATTATGGCTAACACTCAACACTGCCGGAACACTGTCAAATGAGAACATGACGTCTGATAACTCAATAACTACCAGACATAGAAATAAAGGCGTGGCATAACTACGTCCATAGAAGTGGAAGAACTTACCTGCCACTAACTTAGGCCACACAGGATAGAATCTATGAACCAATTTTGTGGCAGGGTGATGAGAAAAGTCAGTTTCCTCATCATTTCCCCCTACCACCATCGCATATGCTGTGTATAGGATGAATGCTGCGAACAACACCTCTACCCATGCACTCATATTTAGCATTGATGTTCCAAGAACTACAAAGATCCCTCGGAATACAATGGCACCAATAATCCCAAAATGCAGCACACGGTGGCGATACTCATTGGGAATATTAAACCATGCGAAAACAGCCATGATTGCAAAGATGTTATCAACTGAAAGAGTTTCCTCCAGTGCGTAACCTGAGACAAATTGGAAAGCCAATTGGCTACCTTTGGATACATACAAGTACCCTGCAAATACACCAGCAACCATAAACCAAGCAAGTGTCCACATTGTGGCGTTAAAAATGGACACGGGTTTGTGCCCACGATGGCACAACATGTCTATTAAGAACATACCTGCTGCCAGTGTGAAAAACACAATCATATCCGCATACTGCTGAATCATTAATTAGGACTCTCTTTTAAACGTTCTTTTAAATCTTGAATCTCGCACGCTTGCTCTTCCACAAGCTCAAGAGATTCCTCTAATGCTTTTTGGAGTTGTGCAATACGAGCCGCATACGTACATGGCTCATTGCAACCTAGAGCATCAATAAAGTGCGTCATATTCATACAACGCTGAAGATATTTTAATTACTTCACTAAAACCATTTTCCGAAATAAGGTTCGCGATGCCCTTTAAGGACTTATTGATGGGCATGTCAAATTTGCAACATGCTCCGGTAATAGAACTTGCTGTTCTTTTAAAGGCTCTGTTTGTGCCTTGATAAATAAGCATACCACCTAAAATGGCGTAGTATTCAGTATCACCACTAATAAGTGATACCTTAATCATCTTAATACGGTTTTTCGGCATTCTCGCTCTTCCAACTAATGCTACAGAAGTAATAGAAAGCCCAAATAAGAGTTCGGGCTATATGTGGTCACTTAAAATGGAATGTCACTGTCAAATTGTTGACCGTTCCAGCCATCTCCATTCTGAGGTTGTGGCAGTGGGGTTTGAGTATGTTGGCTAGGCTGGGCAACACTTGTACTCTGCGTACTATTTTGATTACCCTGCTCAGTGCTTTGTTGTTGAGATTGTGCTTGCGTCTGTGTCTGTGTTTTAGAATTAACATACTGCTCAACATCAGATACTGTCATCTCAGTAAATGCTTGAGACATATAATTACGTCCTGAGCTGTCTTTCTTCACCCATACAGATATCCAATACCAAATACCAGCAACACAACAACGACCTTTATAATCGGGATGTGTGTCCTTTTTCTTATCGGCATTTTTGAACAACACACCTTTTAAATTATCGTCGTATTTTTTCACTGCTTCCATAACAAATTCCTCTAGATATAATTTATTTAACTCAACATGAATACATAATTCCATTACACACTCATAAGAATGTGCAACAGGAAATACTTATCCATGCAAATATGAATAATGACGAAGATTAATCTTACAAATTATCAGCCCTAACAGCTTCATTATTATTTGGCAAGGTAGCGGTAATTCTCACCTTGATATGCATATGTATCTCAAAGCAATGCGACAACACTGGCTTTGAGGTTATCCACAAATCCAACCACTGTTGTGGAAACACAAACCGCCCCATTGTGGGGGTAATTGTTATTATAATTGAATTTGTTTATGACATTATCACCTGATAATATCATTATACGTCATCATGGTAATGGCGCATTAGTTATTATCAATTACAACTAATATTAATGTTTAATGCACTCTTGAAACAGACATTGTTGTTCCATTGTAGTGCACAGTTTCAATAAGGCTTGTTGCAATCTTTATCGCCTCAATTCTCATATTACGGTTATACTCAATTAGCTGTGTAGGTGTGGCCTTTCCTGATGCAGACCATGCACACATAAACTTAGTAATAACAGATGAAAATACTACTTTGTGGCTACAACCCTTCTCGCGATATAATTCAAATGCAGATTCATCAACTAAGCTAGTCAAGCAATCCTTCATGTTTTCAGTAAAGTATGACTTCCCTTTAAGCCCAATTTCATGCACATTGACTTTCATACCAATCAATATCGGGTTTGGGTAATTGTGGCTTACAGTGCTTTTGTACTTTAATGATTCATTAGATGGTAAGATCATATGTTCTCATGCGTTCCTAACTACTATAGAAGTAGTATTTATCGCACTCCGTGAAATCGTTAATAACAATATCTCGACCATAACCCTCAAAGTCGATATATTTCTCAAATGTTTCAGGAATCCCCTCTACAGCACAGTTTCTGTAGTAGTCTCTTCCAAAATCTTCTAAACATGCATAATGCCCGAAGTACTTGTCACTTACTTCACTTGCAGGTATACCAAGAGACAATCCAGCTTTAAATATCTCCAAGTCCAAGTGACATGAATTTAACTCCTCTAGTGCATCAGCATAACCACTCCAGTTGAAGCATTGACCGCTGTAAAATGATTGCGCTAATTGGTCACCTTCAACATCAACAACGATATAATCCAGATTTAAAACCTTGGATGCTTCAGATGTACCAATAATCGCCTCTAAATACTGGCGTAAACTCCCATCATAGTTGTCTGCAATATCTTCGGCAGATAACCACAGGTCGTGTTCATTTAATCCAAAAAATCTAATACAGATATCGCTGTCATAAAAGCAAGTATTTTTCCTGCGGTCAGCTTTAATTTTTTCTACTGCTGTTTCAATATCCATAATCCTCCTTCTGGATACGTTACTTCAACTGATATTCCATAGGATTTATTCAAACCCCGATAAATCAAGGTTTGATAAATACTATCTAATCAGGGTGAATTATTTATCTTCACTTAGTTCAGTTTGCACAATCTTATATTGATATGTAAAACTATTGGTACCATTATTGAACTTGCGAACAAAACCATCTTCGAACCAAAATGACTTTACTGTTTCGGTATCCTGAAGCGAACCACTGAAAGTTCGTCCATGCTCATCAGTAAATTTATAGTCCTTGCTTCTAAATTTGAATACACCTTCTGATTCACGACACAACGCAGGTTTTATAAAAAATTTGATTTCCAATGTACCATTTGGTATCACTCTGCATCAGCTCTACATTCTGTTCGTGTGCCAACGCTCTAAGCTTTATTTCAATATCAGGAGTATCTTCAACAACAGGAACTCCAATAACTGTTAACTTCATTGTTTTACCAGTCATGTTTCTGATTGATGCTGCACGACTACAAGCTTTATCCAACAATTGCCACCTCCAAATTATAGACAACATTCACCATATCCCTATCGGCCAATAGGGATATAATTAATGCTTCACAATTTAATTTTCCTTAAATCACTTGTTCAAGTTTACCTAACATATTGTCCATACTGATACCTGCTTCCATGCAGTAGTAAGACAAATTACCCAAGTTACCATCAAATATATCTGTAATATAATGGTAGATTAATCTTGCTTCCTCTCGCGATAAAATTGCTTCCATATAGTACCCTCTCTTATTATTATATTACTTCTTATTGCACATAACTAAATAACACCATCAATAATCTTATATATATATATGCATGTAAGACTATTAATCGTGTTACTTCCCCTCCCCCCACCCTCTTATGTATACTGTGGAAATCACTGACTAGATACGAGTACATACATGACAACATGCACTGCACTATCAGATTCAGGTCAAACAAATGTTTGGCAGTATAGTGATTTCCATGCATGGAAAGATACAATCCTTCACTTGATGGGTGATGTTATAACTCCAGATGTAATCGACGCATTTCTTCAAAGTAACTTGGATGAAATGTCTCCAGAAGATTTCAGTTGGCTGAATACTTTAGTACACACAGCAACGGGTAAGATTATAGACGTACCAACCATACTTAATCAAAGACTTCGTGATTTTTACCAATCAATGCGAGCTTATCATGGTACTAAAACAAACGATATTGATTCATTTTATGCGAATGGTCTGTTAACCCTCAGCCTTGATGATATGAAGAATCGAGCGATAGATATATTTCTGTCTGGTGGGTATCCAGAGTTAACCCCTCCCATCTCGAGTCTGCTTTTAGCAAAGCTGACTTTATGGTTGATACTAGACTTGGTATAGTATGCTTATTCCTTAGCCGTGATGAGTGTTTGGATACAATCGGTGGCACTGCCCACTACACTAGATATGGCTGTGAATACCTACAGGCCATAGCAATTAACATCACTAGCAATATATTTTCTGGTGGCCATTATATGCAAGCGCTTGAAGAATATGGAAGGTCTGCGATTATAATCTGTGACGTGCCCATATCTCTTATAGCAGAATATACTTTTTCATGTATTGTTAAAGAATCCCTCTATGATATATTTACATCACTTCTCGATTCTCGTGATTATAATTACAAACGTGGCGCAGGTGTTCTATATATAAGAAACGAACTCCCACCAAGTTGTGTTGTCAACCACAAATTTTTAGAGGATTAGTTTATAATGCGTGCCTAAGTAGGCACACATTTCTTTGCACTGCTTAGATTATCAATTAGGTCAAATATACTTATGCCTGTTCCCCGTAGATAATAACCAAGATCATTCACCCCCTTGGCAGCAATAAATCCCTTAATTGCTAAAGCTTCTTCACGAGTTAAACTAAATGGGTAGTAATTGCGACACAGCGCCCTCACTTCATTGCCTGATAATTCTGTTATTGCATATCCACAAAATGCGAAAAAACCAGTAAGTGCAGATACTTGTTTTTCAGTAAGAGTCCAGAATGCAATAGACTTGTAAACAATCCCACGGTCACCAACTACATCCTTAATTTCAGGACGCTCTACACCTTCAAATGTTTTACAATAATTACTGTATAAATTATCTAGTGCATAATCAACTGTTAGGATGTTTTCTGGATTAGTATTCCTTAGTAAATAGATCATTATCTCCCACTATTCATTAGTGCATTAAGCTTATCAAATGTTCTCTCGTCAACCTTATTGAAAACTATACCTCGATTGGACAACACTGACTCCAACACTTTTGTTGAGTTTCCCGAGCACTTAAAGTACACAGTATTGCCAACACTCTTCCACTTCAGTTTATATAATGTTATTGAAATAAACTTGTTTAGTGCGTCTACAACATGGCCTCTATTACTATGTTGAATCAGATAGTACATGATAACCTCAGACATAAACCATCATCAAAGCACTCACTTGGAATGCTTTAATTATAGCTTACTACTTAATACTATTTGGACTCATCTAGCCATTCAGGTCTAACACGCTTCTCTTCCACTGGCAGATAGAAATCAATGATATCCAGCAAACGTGGGTAGAACTTGATAGCTTCACGACCATCCATACAAATTACATCTTCTCTGGTCTTAGCAAACCAATCTTCAACGGTGTGATTCTGGCAACCAGCTCGAACATATTCTCCGTTACAGATAGTGATTACATAATACCCCATAACGATGAACGTTTCGTCCGGCAAGTTTGCGGAGCGCAAGTCTGCGTAGCTCAAGTTTGCGGAGCGCAAGTCTAAACCACTAAGGTCTTTCTCAAACAGGTTTGCTTTTTCTCCCTCTTTGCCAAATGATGTCAAGTATGTATTGTGAGCTTCCAGAATTGTGTTTAGTTCTTCTTGTGTTAATTTTGACATTGTGTACTTCTCCACGAAATTAAATAAAAATAAAATAAACTTATTAATGCATCGTAATAACGGTGCATAGATAAATGCATTTCACTTTCAACTAATGTTAATTATTGCGATGCACATACAACCATTCTAGGTAGTACATCTCTTCATTCCATGTGTAGCTACTCATCTGCTCCCTTTTATACCTTTTAGGAATTCCATAGCAGCATCCAAATCGCAATCAAGCGTCCCATTTGCTTCCATATCTGCAAATTCAGCTTCATTGCTTTTCACATACAATGACGCCAACTCTGATTGTGATACTCTCACATCTTCATTAACTAACTCCCACTTAGTAAATTCTGACGAGATCTTTGAAAAGTTGATAAACCCACAGTCACTTTTTACATTAAACTCTTCATTCATAAGTGGCCAACCTTTAGGAAAAGTTCCACTTAAATCATCATCATATTCACCAGCTAAAACTTCATATTTTTTTATTTGGAGTGTAGAAGTGAGTTGTATCCCAGATGCATAAAACCTTCTGACCTTTTCTCATATATCCCACCTTAATAATAATCTACTAACGCACCATTAAATGAGTGCACATCGTTACTTAAAATATTTTCTTTTGTTTAAACAGTTTCTTGAGCTTGCTAACTTGTTTTCTCGTTGGTTTACATGTAAATATCGCACCTTCGTAATTGCTATACCCCAATCTTGACTTCATAGGTTCACTCACCGATGCCCCCCAACATGCATAGTCATTAGGGCATATTTCTTCTGGTACTGCTGGGATAAATTTTATTTTTAGTAGCATATTAAACCTCACAATGTGGAAATAAGTGTGACAGCGCGCTTAAACATAAGAAACCATGTCACAACTCACGAGAATAAATCTAACCATTCCTTGTGTTTCTCTCCGTCAACTAGTGCCAACAGCATTTCAGCGTCATTTATCATCCACTTACTCAACAACTAAAATGCAGTTTAACTTATATGAATATTGTCACAAATTTGAACATTTGGAGGGCATCGCTAATAAAACCAATTTGCAACTACTGAGTGACAATACTCAACAGATATAGGATAAAGAGAAGAATAATAAATTATATTTATTCTTCTCTCTATTCCACAGTTATGAGGTATAAGTATAAACAAATATTGTATCCATCCTGTGACATTTCCACATGCCATAATTGATACCAGATTTGTTAACACTGCTTGTGCCAAGGTTTGTATGTAAATACGCTTGCAACACAAGTGTGACAATTTACTCATGAATACTACATGCAATTATTGTCACCAAACTACATGCATTAAGGCTACTAGTGTTGAGTGTAATACTGTGACAAGTATTGAGTGTTAACTGGTAACAGTACTGAGTGTAGTATTGCTACAGTATTGAGTGGTAAACTGTTTGCAGTAATGGGTGCGATTGGATAGTCGTGAGGTGAGATAAAGTGTACGTCTTATTCTACTGCCCCCAACTATTTCACTTGCTCCCAATTATTCCCAATTATTCCATATCTCTCACTCTTTCCTCGTTACCATATTAGTCCCAAAGCCAACAATACTGTTCCAATAACAACAATGCTACCGACAACACTAACAACAATCTGCCACAATAGTGCCCTCCACACTTGAATAGCTAGTCCCATATTAGTCCCAATACTAACATCAATTGTTAGTTTCATCGCCATATACAACGCTCATATATTCCCGGCTTGTGGCAAGGCCTTTATAATAGGAACGATAAGTAGAGCTTAGTACAGAAACAATAAGCAACAATGTCTTTGTAAAATTGAAACCTCAATAGAACAATAGCTAATTCAAGTGTTAGAGGTGGAAACTAGTAGTCCCAGTGTTACTATGTTTCATGCTGGCTTTAAGTTACAAGACTTGCAACAAGTTTGTGTTTTGTTCTTGCCACCATTTGTGCGAATGGGGGAGTTGGTGTAGTCACAACTCAATGTCAACTGCTGAATAGAATTAGCGCTAAGACTAACAACAGTATTACATGCTCACATGGCTTTTAAGCCCACATACTTGATACAAACGTGTAACCGACTGGTGTGTATGTATTTGCACAATAAGTACACATACAGTCAGGCTTACATGAAAACAGGGAGTTCATTGGAACTAGTTGTTTCCTTTCACTTTCAACTAATGCCCAAAGTTAGTGACTATGGTCGGTCAGTAACAATTGGTACATATAGGGAAATCACTCCCAACTAATGTCGAGGTGTGGTGTCTTTAACACTCCGGCGTAGCGAATATACTACCCCAGAAATTGCTTACCCTTCCTTCCAACTAAGTAAGCTCTATGGAGAGCACCATATTGATGCTCTCTAACAACTTACTTGATAGCATTTGCTACTGACAGAAGTAGTATGCATCTTCTGAGTAGACAAGCTCTTTAGTAACTAGATTAGGGCAGTAGGCCATAATACTGTTATGCAATTGACTGTTTAAATGCTCAAATTGATTATTCTTAACAAAGACCTCATTGTAAGCATCACGTATTACATCCATCATCAATGGTGCATCAGCCAAGCAACAGCGGAAACAGTCATGGATAGATGTGAATCCACGTAAGTGAGCATGTTTTGCTTTAACTGCAACAGTACGGGCCACTAATGCGTCAATACCTTGGATATCATTGACGATGAATGTGCGCACATACTCCTCAGCTGTTGGCTTTTGAGCTTTAATTTTCCAACCCGTTTTATCTTTCTCATTGCCGAATATCACACGGTCTTGCAGACCAGTTCTGATACTAAAACAATCACATACTTCAACTGATGGGAAACACGGCTTCAACACCTTAAAACCATCCGTGTGTCTGTAGGTGATAAATGCCTTGTTATCCTTTTCCAAGATAGCTGCAACTGCTTCCTGAGTCTTCGCTATGAAGTTGTTAATTTTTGGCCCTAGTGCTTCTTTAATGGCATCTATGGATGATCTTGCAAACTGCTCAAACTTATTATGGTCAATCCCCATCTCCATCATAGCTTTGATGAATTTTTGGTTTTCCATCAATGCCTTTAAGCTTCCACCATACTGTATGGACATGTATGGAGTCTTAATCATGTTCCGGCCATCTTTAGGGTTCAGGTACTTTTCAGCATCAATTCTGATAGACGACTTAGCAATGATATCAATCAACTCGCTTAGTGATAACTGGTATGGGTCAACCCCCTTACCTTCACCAGCAGTAATGAAACCAGTTGCTTTCAGCATACGCATATCACCAGCTATAGCTGCCAGATACTGTGTTCCTGAGCACTTTGCATCTAAACCAAAACCAACACGCGAATCGCACTCACCAATCTCTTCAAACTTCACCCAATCCATTGCAAGACGTATGTAAGTGAATGGCTTCTTAGGCGCTTTATCTTCATTAGCTAACATGTACTTCAAGGCATCAAATGGTCGTTGGGCAGTTGCTCTGATTCGTTTTGAATCTTCCCAACCATTACCTGAAATATCCTCCAATTCAGCAATAAACATGTTGTATGCTTTGCTGGTCTTATCACCGTCCATTTTCTTAACAATATTTTCAATGTTATGGGAGTACAAAGAACGAGCCATGTCCGATGACTGTGGATTTGGACCAGCACAAGCAATGTGATAAAGACGTCCACGAGCATCAGCATCATATTCAGAGTAAAGCACATGTTCATTCTCAGTTGCACGAGCACCATAGATAACATGTATCTCATCTTTGATACATTCAGGGAGTTGCTTACCAAGCCCTTCACATTCAGCAATCACTTGCTCAATTAACTTAAGCATAGGCTGTTCAACGTGGTATGGAGTTGAGCCCAAGAATTCAATGCACTCCTTCATTAACTCTGATGGCTTAACCTTTCCACCTTTAACAAAAGACTTGCGACGATTGTCTGTTGTTGCAATTGATGTTGTCGGAAGCGTTGCGCTTACTGGTGAAGTGATGTCATACCATTTATCTGTAATACTAATAATTGGTTCAACGACTACATCACTCATTTCAAAGTGAACATACCCCAAACGCTGGATTAGACTTAGTACATCGTCAGCAGTTAATTGAATGTGATACTGTTTTAAATCACGATTACGAGTATGAGCAATGTCAATACCATTAACTACAAACCCAATCATGTGTCCATATGGCACTTCAGTGTTGCCATGTACAGAAGACATCGCAGTGTAGATTGCAAATCCTAACAATCCGCAAGTCTGTGGTTCCAATGTCTCCATGACATTATAAACCTGTGCCGAAATAGCAGGCATTACAGTCTTGATTGCATTAGCTTTCAGTACATTGATTGAATTACACATGATGATTCTCCAATAGATAGATAGTTAATAACTGATTTAGGATGTGCGACTACTGCCACACCGATTACTAATTACGTGCACATGAGAAAAAGTTGGAATGGGTCCTACTTTCTTCTTCCCATACACATCCCGACACTTGCCCTATCTAGATGAAAAATTTTTTATTAAAGTCCTTACTAATAACAGCACTAAATTAAAAATATTCATCCGTAATAGCATCCATCTATTGGCTAGCTTCTGCACGTCTTTAACAAAATTTACTATCAAAATTCTAAACAGCACGAAATGTTCTTGTGCCAGACGCATATAAATAAAAAATAAAATTACATATAAAATATTTATATAACTAATTTTGAGCATTGGGGATATTGCATCAATACCAATTTAATATTTTGAGGGTAATCAAAGAAACCTGTAATAGCAGATATTCTAATAATACCAATATATAACCTTTGCGTTATTTATTAAAAAATGTAAATTTTAATACATTAAATTACATTATATACGTATCATGAATATCATTATTATTGACAGGCAATTTCCAAGACACTATTATAACTAAATTGTTTTTAAACTTATTTAAATTCAATCCCAACTAAAGTTAAATATTGTATACAAACCCAAAATAATAAAATCACCATTCCATTAAGTACTATAAGATGTTACTGGATAAACCTGCGCTCATTGTTCCAATGAGAGCCACAATAGAACGTACAGAATTACCCACACTCCAAAAAAATATAATTTCAAAGTTGCTTTTTATTGCGTCCATTGTTCTCACTTGTGAAGGGAAGAATAAATTATATTTATTATTCTTCCCTGTTGTTAGCTAACATGTAAAACACATGTTTCCCATGCTTACCTATATATAGTAAATCATGGCTTCTAGCCCATACAGGTGCTGATGCCACCCCCTGTGGCGCGTAATATGACGTTGCCCTTGTGATGGCCTCCCCTCCCATTTCAACACGATACAGCGCCACCCAGACGCTTTGAGCTAAGCCATTATATGGCCTGTAGGCCGCATTGTGTTGAGTCCATGTCTTACCCCTTGCCATTGCCTTGATACTAGCTATAGTGCCTCGCTGTGCCCTGCTGAGCCCCGATTTTCGGCCATTTGCCCAAGAGAACTGGTGATGTTGGTATATAGTTTTACAGATAGAATTTGGGTAAGCACTATTCATAACTCTGTTAATAACAACATCTGCAACCATCCTCTTTCCATAAATATCTTCACCACGAGCTTCAAAGAAAATATTATGCATCATACAGTTAAAGTTATGACGTTCATTCTTTGGTATTTTATATAAATTAAGTTCGCCTTGAAGATACAGATTTGTTCCATAGGTCGCTAAAATCTTCTTTCCTGAGTCTACTACACTTGTCAAACTACTGGAGAAACCGCCAATATTAGAGATATTTTTCGCATAACATGACAAAGAAAAGAAGAAGCACATTATAATTAATAATGACTTCTTCATATTTAATTCTACCTTTTAATTATTTTTGATGGATTAACTGCATCCAACCATGTTTTAATAAGAACAATAATATAATGACTTCCCACACTCCCAATAACTACGCATGCCACAAATGCACGATGTGGTTCATTGATAAACGCATCATGGAAGCATGGAATATATTGTGCAAACAAACCAAATATTGAACACAGTACGGCATCTAGCAATACTTTCACGATGCCATCTTTGTCGTATAAACCTCGCAGCAATGCTACTAATCCTGCTAATAAGCTACTGGTGAATGATGTATTGTTGGTGTTCAGCATGGCTGCTACAGTCAGTTGATAAAAACGATGCAT